TGATAAGGTTTGCCCCGTCAAGGTCTGCCCTGATAAGGTTTGCCCCGTCAAGGTTTGCCCCGTAAAGGTTTGCCTTGATAAGGTTTGCCCCGTCAAGGTTTGCCCCGTAAAGGTTTGCCTTGATAAGGTTTGCCCCGTCAAGGTCTGCCCCGTCAAGGTTTGCCCCGTCAAGGTTTGCCCCGTAAAGGTTTGCCTTGATAAGGTTTGCCCCGTCAAGGTTTGCCCCGACAAGTCTTGCCCCGTCAAGGTCTGCCCTGATAAGGTTTGCCCCGTAAAGGTTTGCCCCTTGTTTTACGGCTTCTTCTACTGTATGTTTAACAGTATTTCCTTCTTTTTCTAATTCAAAAAGAAGTTTGCCAAAAATGGATTTGATCTGAATGGTTGTTTTCATAGCTAATTCATTAAATTGTTATAGCTATTCAACTTCTCTTTATGTAACCGACCAACTCGCACACTGGCTAATTTAATAGCCGTGTATAGCTTCGGATTTTCATTAAGCAAGTCATCATACTGGAAGACCAGCGAGCTTATCTCTGACTGACTTTTGCAGTCCATGAGCTTTGCCCGGAAGTCCTGTATCTTTTGCACCTGTACCGCCTTTTCATAATTGGCAGCTATCAGCCATTTGATTGTTTCCATGTCATCCATTATCTGTAGAATATTGGTAATCCACTGATGTAATCCACACCCTTTGACTTAAAAAAGAATGTCAGGGCTGCACGTTCCAGATAAGTGATAGATGACCGCCCCGCCTTCTTGTTGTCAAAGGTTGACCGGCTCCACTCCATAGCCTTGCAAATTTCATCCGCAACGGGGGTTCTCTCCTCCTCCGGGATGCTGTAAAATGCTTTTGATAGTTCTGTTGTCATAGTTTTAAGCTGCTTTTAAATGTTTATTTATGTGATGAATCCTGCCAATAATAGTACATACAGCAAGCTGATGCTGTATTAATACCTGTGTAATCCTGCGAATAATTTGAAGCTGATCCCCGCTGAACGATTTGTCAGCAGTTGCGATTTTGATTGTTGCTGTTTTCATGGTTCTGGTTTTTTCTTCCAGAACCCCCTTTCCTATTTAACAATAATATTAATTATAGGAAATTAAGGGGATTCTGAAAATTTATGATGCTAAATTAAAATTTTTATTTGACATGATAATATAATTATGTTAAATAGAACGTAATTTATACGCATTCTAAATAACTTTCCGCAGGCAGGATTTGTGTTTCTTTTCAGTCATTACGAGCCTGACAGACAGTTTATGCTGTTCTAATACGACAACAACCCGTTTTAATATCTTTAGCTGATCTTCTGTAAATTTACCGGATACAGCGATCTTAATACTTGCTTTCACTATACTAAAAATAGTGATATTTATCATATAATTCCCGGTTGTTTATAAGTTGTTAAACATATTCCCTGTTACATAATATATGTAAAAAACCGGGGCCGTAACCGACCGCCAAAACCCGCAGTGAATTTCAGCCAAATCAGGAAACAGCCCCGGAAAACCCAAACTATGAAAAACAGAACTACTCTAACGCTTCAACCTTTTTAACGCATGACATGGGTATATTTAGACAACCCGTCACCTGTAACTCATCATTATAACTGTGACAGATAATAATAAAGTCAGCCGTCTGGTCCAACACCCACCCTATCGTCTTGCAGAGCATCATCTTACTGCATATTTCAACAGCATCCTTGTTGCTTGTCCATGGATCATAAGACCAGGCATCATTCCATTCAATATAGACCTTCTTCATGCCCTGTATAGTTTATTGTGTATAAGCCTCAGATTAACCACCTCAAAATTGCCCTCTGCATCAACCTCTACCCTTGCCCCGCCATGTATCCACTCGTTATTCCTTGCATACCTCGGATGAGGATCGCCAAGATGACCGGTGCTCCAGCAACTTATTATTTTATCATCTAAGCTCTTGCCGGTGTGCATTGAGGGAACGTGCAGATGACCGCACATAGTTGACCGCTTTGCCTTTAAAAATAGTGTTCTGGCAGGGTTTACAATGGTATTCACTAACCTAACCTCATGCCCGTGAATGACCGCTAACTTACCTATATAAACCCTTCGCTGGTCTTTAATGTATTCAATACCCATTTGCTCAAGCCGTAACAGCTTATCAAGCTCAAAGTCAGGAATACCAAGCAGAAACGGGGCCTGCCTTATCAGGATGTTCTCAAGCCTCTCTTCATGGTTGCCGCTTTTAAAGAATATCTTTGCCCCCGTGTACTTCTGTAATGACTTTAACAGCTCTATGCCTGCCTCCATCTCTTCACTAAGGTTGCGCTTGCGTGGATCCGGGTTAAATTTACTTAACTGGTAGCAGTCAAGAAAGTCGCCGTTGATTAATATGGCTTTGATATTCTTTTCAATGCCGTAGTTGATTAATTCACTTATTGCCCCAATGTCGTGGTATGGCACGTGAATGTCTGACATAACCAGCCAGTTATCATAGAACGGGCAATGATATGGCTCGTATTCCTCTTTGTAGCTTTCCGGTAACTCAAATGGGTTCTCTGACATATTTTTTAATTGATAGTTTGTCTCTGTTTTTCTTTCCGTTAGTACCTCGATAGTATCTTATGTGCCTCCGTGCCTCTTCCGCATCAGGGTAAAAACCGGGATGGTATTTAATAAGGTATTTAGCTATCCCCCTGTCGCTGCTTCTCTTAAACTTATCTAATGCATCAAATAACACCTTGCGTCTTTCGGTGCAAAATGGCGAATAACTATTCATGCAAAAAACTTTTTGACTTTCAAAATAAATATAAGTATCAGCAACCCCGCCACGAACCCGCCGAAGCAGGCCAGGTCCCTCACCCATTTAGGCACGTACTTCTCTTTATACGTCTGAATTACCGATAATTGTTCGGTAGTTACCCGGATAACGGAGTCCAGTTTTAAGGTCAGAGTTGTATCTATACTTGAAAAAAACGAATAAATAGTGTCATGTTTTACGTATGTTTTCACAGTTGTATTTCCGTAACGCACTATTAATGGTGCATTAATAGAACCGAAAGCTAATTTTGGCGCAAGTTTTTTAATGGTTATATTAATAGTTGTGTCCCGGTAAATGGTTGTTACAGTCCGCACCGTGTCAGGCGGGAACTTATCCAGGCACTTGCGCTGTGTGACGCATCCTGGAAGGAGAAAAATCAATAAGGCTATGACCTTAATTTGTCTCATTTGTTTTCAGGCCTTCCCTTGTCAAAATACTGCTTACCAAGAACCAGCGCAGAAATAAAAGGTATGGCAAACATAGTACAGGTTGCCCCGCCGTTATAGAAGTCCAGCGACACCGCAGCGATCAGGACCATAAAGGCCATAATCTTGCTCCATGTTAAAGTGACTAATAGTTTTATTTGTGCCATATTTCTTCGCCCCTAATTAAATTATCTACTTCATAAATAATCTTTGAATCTTTATATCCCCAATACGTCAAATATCCCTTACCCTGACAACTAAACCATACCTCACTCACTTTGTCTTTAAGATAAATACCTTCTTTATTAATTCTTTTATTAATGTATTCGGCCAGTTTATTTTTATATCCTTCAGCATTGCGATTACGGGGGTTTTTTCTGATAAATTCTTTTGCAAATAATATTATAATACGCTCAAAAAGGATTTCTGATGTATCGCTTCTTCGTCTTAAATCTGTTAAGTCATCAATGTTAATGCTTACATTCATAAAGTAGTTTTAATTGTGTCATATATTTTACAAATAGTGCCGGTTTTGTTAATTATACTTTACATTAATTATTGTTGTTAAAAATAACAACTATGCAATAAGTACCGTTTTATAACTATTTATACAAAAAAGAACTCTCAATTTGTCACGTTAATGCCGGTAAAAACGTGACACTTACACTATTCAAAATTAGACTAAATAAATATAACAGATAACAGATTTTGCCAAATGCTATTAACTAATGACCGCAAGTTATTAACCCGCAAGCATCTGTGATAATTCAACGGCTCTTGCGCCCACCTGTTGCGCCCATAATGACTTTAGCATAGCCTTTGAAGCCTCCTCGTACTTGCCGTCTTCGATAAGTTTCAATGTGTTTTTGAAACCCAGCAACCCACCGACACCCAGGTTAAAAGCCATATTCACCAGCACCGTCTTGACATTCTCCGGCTTGCTGTCAAACCATGGCAATTCCATTTGTAACTGCCTGGTGAACCATTTAATATCATTCTCAAGCATCATATCTGCCTCCTGTTCTGTTATTCCCCTGCTCTCAAGGTTCCGCCCGTAACCGATAGTAAGCACGCCCACCGTATCTCTGTAAGGCTTTAACCGTAAGCCTTCATGCTTTTTAAGTAGCTCTTTTATCATTGCAGTAGCAAGCTATCTATTGAACCTCTTGTCGGGCTGGGATGTCCCCTGTCTTCCATCATCATTATACTTTGCGCCTCATTCTCCCTCTGTATTTTATCCATCCGTTCATTCACACGACTGAATCCAAGAAATATGGTTAAAAGCAATCCGGCAACACCAACCACCGCCCCAATGGTTTTATAGTTGTTATCATTCCGGTGACTACACTCCTGCTGTATCCCCTCCTGTTTTGCCTTCCACTCGCAGACCTCCCGCAGTTTGCCGTTCATCTGCTTAAACTCATCCTTAACGCCACGTATCTCATGGCGCACATTATCCAGTTCGGCGGCAATAAGTGTCGATGTGCTCTCAGCGTACCGGCTCAGTGCCTTGTCTATTAAGTTGAATATCTCGATTTCGTTCATAATCTATACCTCTATTTTGCTCGGCTTAATGAGTAATGTTGGTCCTTCTGTGTAATTAGTTGTTACTAATTCACCAACGGATATGGCCTGAAAAAGATAATACCCATTATCAAGTTTCCCTATACAATGATAACCGCCAAACGCCACTGACCCTAAATCTATATTATCAAATTGTCTTGATATATATCTCTTACCGTCAACACTAAAATTTATATGAGCATAAACCTTTGTAGAGTTGTTGAATGATTCACAATGAATGTAATAATTATCATCAATAAACATCGCCAGTGAATATTCTTCCACTGGCCATATTCTGACCTGATTAGTTGCTATATTGGCAATATCTGTTTTTAATGAGCGCCTTATCCCCTTTAGAAGAAGCGTAAGCTCACCTGTAAAATAAAAATAATCATCATCGACAGCAAAATCAGAATTTTCCCAAATAGAATTTGCCGCCCCCTGTCCTATTATTACCCATGTCCAAACATCCGTTACCGAATCGTAGGTTCCACGCATGAAATTATTATGGTTGACATCATCATCGCCCGTGCCCATATAAAATTTATCTGCATATTTATCGTATTTAACGAAATGTATATGTCTACATTCTACATCCGGCAAAGACACATGAAATTTATAACCGCTCTTAACCGTCAATCCCTGATCTATTGTGTACCATTGATTTATATTAACATCTACACCCGTACCGGCGTTTATATAAGACCCCCATGTATGTAAACTAACTCCGTCATGTGTTACCTCAAAATGATCACAGTCCCAGGGTCTAAAATTCTGTCTGTCACTTGCAACAAATGGGTCCCCTGCTATATCTAAAACGGTTGACTCGTTATAGGTTGCAAGATTATCTGTTGAATAATAACACTTTGTTGCACTACAAAACATTATATTACCGTTATCAAATATCATTGCGTGTTGTACTTCCGTAACACCAACCAATACTTTGGTATGCGGATAAGTTGCTCCATAATCAAGACTTAACGAGATAGTATCAACGTCATCAAACTTTAACATTTTTGCTCCGTTAACAGCGCAAATATGCCCGGCTACTATAACATCAAATTTTAACAACCCTGTCTCACCTGTATATCTAATCGCTTTATTATAATCTGATCCAGTAAGATTTGATGAACAACCTATAAGTTCTGTCAGAACCCTATCGGTAATTTTCGTGAACCATAATCCCCTGTAATCATTCTCAAAGTAGTTTGACAGATTAAAATTTGTTAATTCGCTTGAATGCATCCAACTCACATGATCCGCATCATAGTAAAATTGAAGGTCTGTCCGTCTCGCAAAATAACTGAATATAGTAGTGTTTGATCTATCCCATCCTGCTATTTGCAAATAGCTATCAGCAAGATTATACCCAGTAACTGATCCTGGCACATCTGTCGTTTTTGAGTATCCTGAAGGTGTATATCCAACTAACGCAATCCCATCCTGGGTATAAGGTATCTGTATTTCCTTATTGGGGAAGTTTTCATATAGCGAATAACCAATATCTAACGATTGGCGGCTTCCATTTGAACCATATTTCAAATGAGTTGCTTTTTCAAGGTTAACTCCAGTTAAATGATAGCCATTACCGGAAGCGTCTATTAATATATTATCCTGGCGAAGCACACAATCCCAATAACCTACCGCACCAGAAACTCGGCCACGTGACATTAATAGAGTGCCTTCTTCTGCGGAAAGTCTTTTATGATAGATATACCAATCGGAATAAGACCCCCTGTCAATCCAGTTAGTGCCCCCGCCGCCGCCGTTGGCATTAGCAACCCCAATACCAAAAAAGGCAGTTTCCGGCAATGCTCCAAAAGTGCCAAGAAAATCAACATCTGCGCCTATTTGAATTTCATCTATGAAGAGCCGGAATTTTTTAGTGCTTTGTTTTACATCCATCCTTAAAAATCGCCATGCATGGTCTGTATGATCTATTGTGGATGTGATTGTATACGTATTTATTGATGTCTGAATCAACGAAGAAACATATCCAGTTGTTACATTCTGAAAAATACCATATCTCCCGCTCAGTGATCCCGCAACGTTTTTCCCTGCAAAGGCGTGATATGCTGTTTTTTCCGTTGTTTCGTTTTTAGCCCACCCGCAAAGGGTAAATTCATCATTTGAAGCTATATCTAAAACTCTTGATGAATCAACAAATCTCGCATACTCATCATTATTTTCTGCATATAAATATGGTAGTTGAATGGATGGATTTGTACCACCGTAACTGTCAACTAATTCTAATCCGCTCCTTTGTGTTGTGAAAAAATTCGCCCTACTTGCCCAGTACTGGCTCCACGACTGCGACTTGTTGCCTACTCCTATTGTCGGTACCAGTCCAAAACTACTATGCCTTAGTCTATTTTGCATAGGAAATATATTTAAGATTTAACTATAGCGGGCCTAATATTTATAGCCGCCAAGGACATTTATAATACAATCAGCTACCTCAGCATAGGCCCAGTATTTCGAAAGATCATCAAGCTCTACAAACTTACTTTCACCAGCCACTATATAAGAGCTCTGGTCGCTGACATCGTCCCCGCCTATATAGACCACCCCTGCATTATCTTCATCAGCCTGGATAGTCATATAGCCCGCCTTAGCAATATCAGTTATCTGCTCCGGTACCGAGGTATCAAGAGTCATAGCAAATGAAAGGATATGCTGGCAGTACTGCGTATTATAGCCCAGGCTTGTCCCGCAGGCACGGTTGAAGTACCAGACGAAGAAATAAGCGCTAGCGGGAGATAATGGCGTACCATTGATATTAACAGCAAAATTTTGGTAGTCATCGCAGGTCCATGTAGGGAAATCGGGATTACCGTTTATCGGGTAAACCTTTACCCCATCCCTATCGCCATTCCTGTAGGCTTTAGCCCGGTAATCGGCTGATAAGTAATCGGCTGTTGTGTTTGCGCTCCCAACGGTCAGGATACCGTCAGCAATTGTGAATGTTAATTGTGCCATTTCAGTTTCAGTTTCAGTTTCGTTTAATTTTTACAAAGATACTATTATTCGCTTAAATCACTTTTCCACTCCCCAATAGCCCGGTCTTTAGCCCGCCTCCATATCTTATCGATACGCTCCTTAAGCCTGTCACGGGCCCCGGGATCGATATCTTCAGAGAAATCAGCGCCAGAATCATTCATCATCTCTACAAAATACCTCTGAACAGTATCATAGAAGCTAGCAGCCTCTTCCTTCTCCAGCTTAACGGTCTTATCCCGGAACTTAAAGGATACAGACCTACTCGGGATAGGCAGTAGATCATTGCGTTTAAGATAGTTAAATAACTGGGTGTCCTTTTTAACCACGTCAAGCATGAACATACCAGCCTTAACCTTAGAGGCTATATCCCTGTATATCTTATCCAGATTATCGATCTTCTCCTCGTCAGACATAGCCTCCCATTCAGCAGAGTTCATAAGATTCTCGACATACGCCTTACGCATCCTTCCCACACTCATCTGTAGCTCTTCTACCTCCTGTGGCGTCATATTCCTATCATCCCATCCTACTGTATTAGCACCACTAGGCAGTGATGGCAGTATCCGTTTAGCCTCTTTCTCGTCAATATAACTATACTTCTCATAGAACTCGAACATCCTTGTGCCAAATGAACTCTTCTGGTATTCTACTGATTTAGTGACGTCGAATAATGAGTATGGCCAGTTACGTCCCTCGGGAACCCTATTAACTCTCTCTCCCCATATACTAACTTTAGCCGGCAGGTCTTTACCCATGAACATCCTATCCTTAAAGGTATTCTTGATCTGTTTACCGAATCTCTCCTCTTTATTATACATATCACGGACTTCCCTGATGTAGTTATCATCAAAGAATACCTGGCTGATCTGTGCTAAGGTATTAGGATAGATCACCGCTGATAGAGCCTTGGCAGTGTTGATAGCCCACCGATCCAGTGCAGGACCTCCTTCGGTGAACGCCGTAATACCCGACGCTGTACCCACAAGAAATGACTGGTCGAGGGCACTACCAACTACAGCAGGAGCCATACGGACATTACGCTCGATCCATGTAAGAGACTTAAACTCATCCCTTGGGATGTCTTTATATGCCTTAGATACCGCCATAAGCACCATCGAGAATACTCCCAGTCTCTGGATATTAAGCACCATATCACCGTCTTTCCATGACGAGTCTCCGCCGGATGTCTTACGTGCCAATGCGTCCATATTAAGCGAATAGCCGGGCTTGGCAGTATATTGTGCCTGGCGAATCTTCTCATCGTCATCGGGAGGCGGACTAAGCAGTCCCTCCTCAAGAAGGAATATAGCCATCCTTACCAGCATCGTGCCCACTATAGCCTTAGCCATGTAGTCATAGGCACGTCTCTTATTACCCCTCGCCATCTGCTCGAAAGCACGGAGGTAAGAATATGGAGCCATGGTATATTCAATAGCTTCTACTATAAGGTTTACCGGCGTCTTGACATAAGGAGCCTGTGTGCCCTTGAATAGATTATATAAGGTCTTGATTATTATTGACTTGCTCTTATGGGCATCAGCAGCGCTATAATTACCTAATTTCCTCTGTAGGTACTTGAATATATCAGAAACAATATTATCGTTCTGGTATACAGCCACTTCCCCTGCTTTATGAGCCTCCTCCAGTGAGTCAGGATCGGGATTATTCATGAAAGCCTCACGGGCATTGCCCTTAAGTCCTTTCAGTGAGGCTATCTCTGATAACCTAGCATTCTCAGCAGCCTTACGGAATGGTTTATCACCGAGGTTAAGTAACCTAAAGAATGTCTCTGCAGTATATCCCCCTGGCAGGGCTTCAAGAAAGTCAGCAAGCATCCTGTCGAATTTAGCCTGTCCTTTGCCTGTAAGCTGATCCCTGAAGCGCTTAAATGCCTTAATGGGGTCTAAGCCTCTGGATATCTCCCTTGCGTATAAATCATCCGGTAGTTGACCTGATAGGAGCTGTTTCAGGCCCTCCTTAGTTCCCATCTTAATACCCGCTCCAAATCCCCTGATAGCAGCATAGCTATTATACACCCTCTCTGGGGTGGGAAGGCCGGCTATAAGTCTCCGTATCCTTGGATGAGCTTTTATCCATTTCGTATCCAGTAATGGCGTATAAACCTCTGCTGACCTGGCCACTAGAAAATCTAATGCCGATGCAGTCATAGTTCTAACACCACGGACAGGGAGGAATGCAGTATTACCTATTACGTTAGTAACAAGAGATATAGGCGTTAATAAATTCCCCTGTATAAGTGAAGAAATGACCTGCCCCAGTGAGGTCTGATCACTAAGTAGCTCACCAAGCTTCTGAGATGCCTTTTGAGCCTCATGGCGAGCCTTGGTAGCCTCTTTTTTAAGAGCCTTAATCTGCGCTTCCAGCTCCTTGGTCTTGCCGGGATCGGTCTCCTTGAGTAACTCATTAAACTTCTCTACCAGCCTATCACCTACCTTACGGGCGTTATTTAACGCCTGTCCCGTGAGCCTTATCTTCTGCTCATCCTCCACGCTTAGTACCTCTAAGCCTATCGCCCGTGCAAACAGGTCCCTGAAACGCTCCTGGCTGACAGCCCCCTCGGCCTCAAGAACATCAATATACTGCCTTACCATCCTGCGAAGCTGTGGCTTGGTAGCGTTATCCATCTTCTCGTAGAGCTTATCTACGATATTATCCTCGGCCTTCTTAGGCAGCTTAAATTTGACCTGTTTTACTTTCTTGGTTAGCGGCTTAAGTTTCTCGGCCATCTGTATCTCATAATCCGTCTTATTCCATTCCGGTGACGGTATCTTGCCGCTGGCGTAGTTCTCCTTGTACCAGTTATCAATATACTCAATCCCCTGCTTGATGGCATTAGTGATGTCCACACCAAGAAAAATAGCTTTCTTAATAGCCACCATGGCTCCATTATAGACAGCTACCGGTATCCCAAGGGTGGCATCGAACATCTTATCATCCTTGATCATCAGGCTGTCAAAGAAGTCCTCTATCTTCTTCTTATCAGTGGCTCCGAACTTTTTCGTTGCGATATTATCAACAGCCTTATTAACCTCTGTCTCTATGATCTGCTTGAACTCCGGTGTGTTAAGAAGAGAATCCAATGTCTCTTTTACCGTCTTAATATCTTTCTCCGAGTCCTTTAGCGCGGCTTCATTATTTTTGGTCTGCTGGCGTTTTTTAATAGCAATTATTGCCTCGGGATCACGACTAAGTATCTCACCCCATTTCTTCATCGCCTCAACCACCTGGCCGGCCTTAGTGGCATACTCCTGTCCAAAAATAAATGCATTGGCAAGTTTCTTTCTTATCTTAGCCCGCTCATCAGGAGTAGTGGCGCTATCTAATTGTTTTGAGTACTGTTCAGCTATATAGACATTAAGTACCACCCTAGTGTCCCCGGCAATGTCGTTAGTTATGTCATAGACAGCGCTGGCTAGCTTATCCAACCCTCCCTCGGTCGCCCCAAAGATATTCACCAGCTCTTTAGACTCAGCCTGGGTGAACCTGCGTCCCCTTGGAATGTACTCGATACCCTCGGCAAGTAATGCATCCTTAATATCCTGTGGCATCTCAGACTCCTCTACCACCTTCCGACCTATCTCCCGCTTACGGGTCTCGGTTTCTTCTACCCTCTTTCTTGCAGGACGCTCTATAGAGGGCTGTATCCTCACTGATGTTATATCCCTGATGCCTGAACCATAAGGGGCAATAACCTGGGATTGTGCTACACGCCTGCCGCTAAGAACTTTCCTTAACTCATCAGGCATAAGGTCATATGAATTAATAACCTTATCAGGTACGCCTACTACCCCACCCGATACGTCATTCAGGTATGTAGAATGATCAGACCCAATGCTGGCACTCTCGGGCTTAAGGACAAGCATAATATCGTTCTGCAGGAAATCATTCTCCCTATAGAAATCATCCCTTAGCTCGTCCATATTAATAATGGCATTGTATTTCTGCAGGAGTGATTTTAGGGGGGTTTGCTTAGTCTCCTGGGCGGAGATCAGCTTTATAAGCTCTTTCCTGTCCCTAGACCCCTTAAATGACTCAAAAGAATCATGAGCCTTAAGTAACTTAGTAAGATCGCCCACACCCGATGTCTTTAGAGTAGCAGCCTTAAACTTCTTGAAATCGCCCTTCTGCTCGATCCTCTGCTGTAATAGATCAAATACGCCCTGGTTAAAGGCATGGCTGATTATCGGAGACCCGCTAATGATAAATATATAATCAGAATCCTTAATATTACTCTGTATGCGATCTAACTTCATGCCCGAGGCCCATATAATACCTCTCTCCCTGTTTATAGGGTCAAGAGCGTAGGACGGCCCTGCATCAAGATAGTGCTCTTTATTAAGTACAGTATCGTAATAATAACCCCTGCCAAGCTGATCGGCTACCCAGAACCACACTTTCTGGCCCTTGGAGTGTATGTCATTAACTAAGGTAGTTATATCAATAAGATCGCTATCTTTTACATAAGACAGGTTATAGCCGGCTCTGACCTTTACGTCTCTTACCTTTGATGCCTGTATCGGGCCCCTTAGGGTAGTAGGATCACCAAGATGGGTCGATACTCCAGATTCTAGTGCCTTGAGATTAGCAACTGCCCGAGGCAACTCACCCCTTGACAGTGAATCTGCTATCTCCCTGAACTCTTCATCAGTGAACTGAACTGGGTTTTGGCCGGTAGCCCCGGTCTTAATATTCTCAAAGGTATCAAGATCGAATAACGACTCCTGTCCCGCCAACCTACCAAACTCAAGACCCACCTCTCTGTGTTCACGAGGGATGACCGCATTAAGATCGATAGACATCACTGCTTGGTTGGGGAACTTATATAACCCCGGCTTAACTATGTCTGACCCTATCTTATTTTGGCTAGCCTCAATGAAGTCAGCCACCATTTCCGGCGTGATCTCAGCCTGTGTTGGGTTTGGTGATCTGCTGGTTATTGGGGTAGCTAAACCCCCGCCAGTGTACTTAGTCCCATCAAGATTAAGAGTGGCTCCATCCTCAGCTTCTATTGGGAGTGCCTTTAGTCTCTCTATTTCTGCTGAAGTATTCTTAATTATAGCAACTCTATCTATAGACGGCTGTATTCTAGCAGGCGTCTTACCTTCATAAGCTTTAAGAAGTTTCTTATCTATGAGCTTCCTTAGTTTCGGATCAGCCAATACCCCATCTACCCCTGTACTATAGTAAATAGATGCGAGTTCTGGATTACGACTGGCCTTACCCTGTAGATCATTATCGATCTGTTCTTTTACGAGCTCCCGGCCCCCTAGAGCCTTCTCCGAGGCAAATTCAGCAGTTTTCGCCTCATCTACCTTAAGAGGCTTAGTTGATTCAGCCCTTAGCGGGAATGCATCCCATTTTGCCACCACCATATCATAGCCGGCCTGGGCTATCATAGGATTCATGGCGTCAATCTGTCTTGGAGCATCAAAGGCTATACCCGGGTTCTCTTTCTCAAACGCAGCCTTAGCCTTCTCATAGAAAAACATTGGGTCTTCGTTAAACGGATAGACCTTATGCTTAGGCACGGTAACCACATTGACCGGCCCATTGACCATCCGCTCCCTCTGGTTATCTTTGACGTAGTAGTAACTGACCTTATGGGTGCGTTTATCTGTGGTATAGGCATTCCGCCCAAAGAACTTAGGATCAACTACCCCTCCTTTTACATCTCCGTAATGATAGAAGATAAAGTTATCTCCATCTTGATCTATATCGTAGTTTTTAGGGATAAGTACATCACCAAATTTAACATCGTAATCCCTAGACGGCTGCACACCCTCTGTGATAGGATAATCGGCTGCAGTACCATTAAGAAACTGTACACCACCTACCTCCGGCCCGAGCATAGGATTGGCCGGAGTAGCCGTAGTCACTGCCCTGCCTTCCTCAAATGCCTGCAGGAGCGACTCAGAGAGCTGCTTAAGGTCTTGGATATCATCAAGATTAATATCAGCGCCGGCAAAAGTCTTAGGATTAATACCCATGAACTCTAATAGGTCTGTTAACATACGCTTAATAGCCTCTACTACCGATGTCTTATTGACTTTCTTATAATCGATCTTATCACCAATGAAGTCTTCAAGAAAGGTCACCAGGGACTCATCTGCAGTCATAGCCGGCGTATCACCCTCAGAAGCTACATATTCGCTATAGGTCATAGTAGTGCCATCTTCTAGCCGTATCTGCTCTTTAGAGGCTTTATCTGCCCATTGAGTATATTTCTCTGGCGCGACCTGGCGCATCACGTTCATAATAGGGTGGATGGCCTCGTGGATAGGAGTAGTGTCCTTAAACCTGGCAGCATTGAGATAGACCTTGCCCTGATGGTACCAGCCATTATATTTAGCAGTCCCGGGATCAACACCAAGGCCGACTAAAGTCTTATTAACCTCATCATCATTCTCCAGCATCACCACCTCTGTGTCCGGGGCAATCTTACTTAGTACATCCATCACCCTGCCCACTACAGCTTTCATCCTGGTGAATCTTTTCTTCTCTGCCGGGGCTTGTGTTACCTTATCATTTACATAGGTATCAATGTCCTCTTTTGTTTTAAGGACTCTTGGTGGGGTTGCTTTTTGTGCGGGCTTACTGATCACTATACCTATCCCATTAGCTATAGTCTTGCCATCATCAAGATAACCATGCCATCTCTTCAGTAAGTCTTCTTCGCTGATTCTTAAGTTCTTCCCTTTGGCACTTGGGTCTTCAAAAATAAACTCCCCTCCCTCGTAACCTTTGATTGTTATGTAATGGGCATCTTTATTACCCTCATAGCTCTTACCGGCCTTTGTCTCTCCAACCCCATTTTGTAATATTATGACAGGAATATCATTATCGACAGCCTCCCGTAGATCATCAGGGGTCATATCCTGCTTCATTTCTGCATTTAAACCCTTGTTTTGGGCATTCTCCACGATAGCCTTTAAATCTACGCCCGTTTTTTCCGACGGGTTAGTCTCTTTAATAATCTGATCCTCGGTGGTATCTATCCCATACTTAGATAGCACTGTCCTAAGAGCACATACTCCACAATCATAAGACTCTTTCTGCTCAAGGTCTTTTATTCCTGAGACTACTTTTCCCGGTTCTTGAACATCTTGTCCGGTATCTTGTCCGGTTACTTCCTCTCCCGGCTTGGCTTCCACCCGGTCTTGCGTAGTGTCCCGTACACGTACGCCGCCTTTCTCTCCTTCGACCACCCCTTGTGGTTGTCGGCTTCCTGTTTTAGTTTGCGTTCCAATTCTTTCGGCATCTTTTTGTCCCTCCACTACCTTGGTTTGTTGTGCTTTTTTAATTATCTTCCACTCATCCATAGCCTTGTAGACATTGCTATCAAGATACCCTACTTCATTGGGCGCTGGTAGCTTTTCTTCTCCATTCTGATCGAGCCATGTGAAAAAGTCTTGTTTATTTTTAAAATACAAGGATGTACCGCCTGGCTGTGGTATAGTAAACCTTTCAGGCTTTGTTAATGCGTCAGTTTCCTGTCCTTCATTAACCGAATTCTCCCGTGTAATAGTTTCGGTAGCTAAGGACTTAGCGTACGTCATTAATGCACTCATAGATGCCTGCTTCTCTTCTGGAGCCTTATCTCTTAATGAGAATTCGGCTCTCGTTATAGCCCTTGAGAAAGCATCCTTGTTCTTATATACTATAGCATCCCTTAATTCAGAAACGATATCGCGCCCAAACTGATTAACGGTATTGTAATTACGACCCCTCTGGATGGAGTTACTAATACCACCGGGTACCCCAATAGCCCCTAATATAGTAGTGAATCCCGCAGTAGTCCATATTGTATCCCATATATCCTGTAAAGTCACCTCACTCAAGGGTTGATCCCCTATCGGAGCCTGTAGTGGAATATTAATAAGCTCTTCAGCCACCTCTGTAGGCGCTCCCTGGAATTTGGTTATCTTAAATAAATCCTCTACTCCCTTGGCCAATCTGAACTTACTTAATCCAGGAACCTTTCTAATAAGTCCCCCAACCTCTCCGGCCAACCCACCAAGAGACTCGGTGAAATACTCGGTAGCACCGGTAGCCAGACCCTTGGTAGCAGCCTCCAGCTTCCCTTCCACGGTAGCTCTATCAACCATCCACTCACCCTTTTCATTAAGCACCCGCTGCCCGGTTAATCCCTGAAACATCCTGCTATATGAAATTGGAGACAGTGGGGCCGCTTCTAATGAAGCTATCCCAGCCTTACCTACCTCCCTGCCTAGTATTTTAGCTCCCTCTTTGGAGAATAACCTAGCACCCTCTTTCTTTAATATTTGCTTTAATGTATTACTAGCAACATTTTTACCTATTCCGGCACCACCTGTTAAAAGCATAGACTCTATAAACGGTATTCCCTCCGCGACTACCTTACCAAGCTTCCCTCCCTCAATACCGGAAGCTGCAGTCTCCAATACCCCAAGCGCATCGAAGGTAGCCCTTTCTCCTGGGGACACCGGCTCATTATCCTGTATTTTCCTGGCTATCTTATAATTTTTAATATCATCAATAACCCCAGCAAAACCAGCACTGGCGATATCTCTTACAAAATCCAAGCCCTGTTTTTTAAATTCAGTGGCAAAATTTCCCTTTCCGCTATCAGGCATCTCAAGCACCCGCTCAAGATATGTTTGCGCCTTATCAATAAGAGTGAATTCTTTAAGATAATCATTATATTCCTGTTGGGAAGGAGCACCTTCACGGGTAAATGGGAATACATCATTAGGACTCCAGCCTGGATACTTGCTCGCAAATGCCGAAGCTAGTTTCTGTTTCTCCGTAGCGATATTCTCAAGCTTCTTGGACGCCTCCTGTTTCCATCCATACATAGAGACATTCCCCTCCTCGTCAAATAGAGTCTTTTTAACAAATAGATCATTTATCTCACCGGAAATAGGTTTCCTGTATTCTTCCGGCATGGCAGCTAGTTGCGATAGGAAACTATTCTTTAAGCGATTTAGCTTACTTGTCTTAACATCATATAATGAACCAGAGGCCATTATCTCGTCTATCTGCTTCTCAAGACCTTTAACGTCTCCCTTTTCAAGATACTGATATTCATCAGAAACAAGATCATCTATCTCTTTCTGGAACTCTTTCTGCTTCCTAAAAACGAGATCGCCGAGTCTCACATCAAGCTCATCTTCTAATGTTTTCTTATCAGCTCCCTCCTGTTGAGCACGTTTCTGGTAATCAGACTGTAATTTATCACCTTCTTCCTTTAATTCCTTTCGAACTCTATCGGAAAGCTCTAGCTGTTTTTGCTGTAGATATTGAGATTTTTTATCCCTGGCTCTTATTACTGAAGTAGGGACAACCTCTTCCGGTAATGTCTCCTCGTAAGAGACAGGCTTTTTAGTTGATTGTAATGGTGGTAGTGGAGCAGAAGATTCTTTTGGCTTTATCCCAAACATCTGAGATAAGCTTTCGCCCCTTGCCAGAGCTTCGAGAGAAAAGTCTTTTTTTTTTAACGAATTCCCAAAATACCCGACAAACTCATCCTCGTCTCTAAATGATCCACTTGGCAGAATAGAATAGAATTCCTTAAGCTTATTCTCATCAGTAACATAAGAACGAAACTCAGCTTCATCCTTAAATGAACCCTGTGGGATAACTTGATATAATTCTGATAATCTATCGTTAATTACTGCCATAATCGTTATTGAGGATACTCCTCAAGATATTGTTTATATGTTTTATTTTCATTGCCAGCTATTTTCTTCCAATCCAGGAATACTAGCCGTGGTATCACAGGCTGTGACACCTTCCCTTTCCTTATCGCGCCTATAGTTGAATCACCCCTGTCGGTTTTAATAGGGAGATTATTTATGTCTTTTATATTATCGGCCTTTATCTTAATCGTCGCCTTAGAATCATAATCAGGATAAGAACCAATAACTCTTACAATAACAGCATCCTCGCCCGGAACATAACTTAATATATCGCCACTAACACTGGTACCTGGTCCCTTGAAGTCTCCAAAACTCTCTAGGATAGTAGCACCAGCAGTATTTATATTATTTAATCTAACCTTCCCGAAGTTATAAACATTCTGAAAGGTCTGTTTTCCGTATGTTTTCCCTGTAGCCGCACTCCCAGGAGCCACTCTAATTTCCTCATCCCCCACCCTGACATAATAGGCATCCCCCTTGGAACTTCTTGTACCCGATGCTATAGGCGTAAGTGTACTGGTTTTTTGAATAAGTGGCGTTCTCTCTGGCTGGCTATAGTATTCAGTAGCCCATCTTAATATCCCATTATCTTTCTCTCTCTTGCTTATATCACCACTCTTATCCTCATCAATCAACCATTTGGCTTTATCAGTCTCAGTAGGATTAGCTTCATTCCAATCATTGATCATTCCTTTTAGCGCGCCAGGATCAGTAACAACAGTGGTCTTGATGAATTCCCTCAGTTGATCAGGGGTCATATTGGCCGTTCTTGTTGCCTTATACCACCTACCATCCTGCCCCTGTACCTCTTCTAGACCAAGTTCTACCTCTCCTGTCCGCTCCTTGCTTTTCTCATATAAGAAGTCTGATACGCTCTTGGCCTTTATCGGAGGTGTAGTGAGATCAAACCGGCCAGAGTTAATGTATTCTGCTTCTGCAGCCCTGAATTCATTACTGTCAAAATTCCTGTCAGCATCTTTATTAACCAGGTCTTTCATCTGCAGATACCTCTGGTAGTTGGCCACGTCTTCCTGATTCTTAGAGATTATAAGATTCTTCTCTGTAGCCATCTGTTGTTTCTCCTGAGTAGTTAATCCGCCAGTATTAGCCTTGGCCTGAAATACCTTAGCCCATTTCTTATTAAAAGTATCCATCATAATGGCAGTGGCCTTTCTTGCACTATCGGCAAGTACAAACTCGGGCTTTATCTCGCCAGCCTTCAGAAACTCCTGCTCATTCTCCTTGTAGACTTTATATTTAAGCTCTTCTGCCCGGGTGACAAAATCACTCAAACGCTCACTTGCCCTCTGGAATTGTTCTCCCGATGGCAGAGGGGCGGAAGTGCCGCGTCCGGTGTAAAGATTAGTGTAATCGGCCATTAGGTTGTTGTATTTTGTGGGTAAAGCTTCTCAAGCATATCCTGATAGATAGAAGTCCCGGCAAAATCAGCAAACTGCCCAGCCACATCGCCAAGTCCCGAGAAGAGATTCTGCTGCCCGGTAATTCTCTGCTCCGAAAGCCTGTTCATCTCTGTCTGCCATGGGATGTTTTTGTTAATATTCCATGCTTGTGATTTCTCCCCAGCTAACCCTAACTTGGCACCCTGAGCTTTCTCCACCATATAAGACTGGTAGTCCTGAGACCTAACATCGAGATCACGTAATGCCTCCAGCTCTTTCTGGTAGACATCCTGTACTGACTGCTGGTAGGCGGTAGAGCTTATCGCACCTTTTTTAGCTGATTCAGTAGCCCTGGCGGCGGACTGACCTATCCTACCTATCTGCTCATCAAAGCCAGGCATCTTACCAGCAGCCAGTTTCTGGTATGTAGAAAGCACGTCTTCATATTCCTTGGGTATCTCATACACGGGACGATTAGCTAAAAGGCTTTTAAACTCCTTATTGGCTCTTCCGGTCTGTACTGCACCTATAGCAGTCTTAGCCAGTCCCGCCAGACCTCCTATCCCGGCAGCTACCGCTCCCCATGGCGTAAACGCAGATGCAGCGCTGGCTGCTGTATTAAATAATCCCATATCTAAAAATTATTTACAAAGATACCTATATTTTGCTTAACGTCTGATTAACCGAGACCTTAAAAAGCTTAACCTGGTTATTGCTGGTGTTCTTAAGCTTCATGTAAATAGAATCCCCGCGTAATGGCTCACCACTAACAGCATCCCTGGTGTTGGGCGTTGCACTGCTGGTAGTCATATTACGAAGGAACTCTGCCTGCCATATACCATCCCTCTTCTTAAACCTCTGCTTGGGTAGTTTGGAATACATCCCTTGCGGATAATTGAGTGTTGCCGGGATGGTTATCTCGTATATCTCCCACTCATCATCACTCTGCACTCCCACACTATCATAAAGCTTAATCCTATTAGGCTGCTCATTAGATACCACGCCAATGATACAATCACGCTTCTCTCCAAAGAGATTACACCTGTCCTGGTCATCATCATTATGCACCCACACATCTCCTCCTATAAACGTGATATATCCCAGCCCCATCGATTGGCACCAGTCTATTACACGGACACCGTACTTTGTGATCCATAACTGTATCTCAAAAGAAGCAGTGGTATTAACATCCATGCCAAAATGCAGTTCATGTATGCCATCAGACGTAGATGTTAAAGTAATAAGTTCTGCCATATTAAGTATTAGTGTATACGTTTACATTCCTAGCCTCAAGATTAGCCTTGGCAGCATCTCCTACTGGGGTTGGCGGAGCATTTGTTCCACTATCAAGATAAATATTTCTTACATCCAAAGGAGGAGTGGCTGTCATCCCGGTAGCATCCAGGTTAACTAAAATATTGTCAATATTAGCCTCGATAGCTATAGCGCAACCATCACATCCCAGCGCCCTGAAATCAACCCATTCTGGATGAATCTCAATATTTGATATATTACAATTACTCAAACCAAGAGTTCTGAATTCAACCCATGTGTCATACGTAATAAGCGAGGTCACCGAAGAATCATCCAGCCTTACCCGCCTTAACTTAACCCACTCTGGGTGAGTCTCTAGTGAAAGAAGCGGGGTAGAGATGGCATTAATAGTATCCATCTCAACCCACTCTGGATATGTGGTTATAGATGTTATCCCCGTCCCTGATATGCCTAACTCATATAAATCAACCCACTCGGGATGTGTAGTAAATTCCGTTATGCCAGTCCCTGCCAGAACTAATCTCTGTACACTAGTACAGACCGCCGGCACAACGACTGCAGTCACATCATAAGTGGCACTGATAACCAGATAATAAAGCGTTTTGGCGTTCTTTATTTTAATATTTTTCTCACCCGCTTCAGTATATTCATGAGTAGGAGTAAATACGGGATTCCCAGTGGTGTTAAAATATTCTAAACTCCCATCCCCCCAGTCTATTACTATCTCTCCTCCGGTAAAGACCAGTATCTCAAACGTCCCGACATAGGTAGTGGTTATCTCCACAGTTGCCTCTGGAATGGAAGACATGTCTTCTATATTACCATCCTCGTCCTGTAACGCAACAACCACAGTATTCTCGGGAGTGTCCTTAGCCAGGATATTTACCTTATCCCCCTTGTCAAGATAAAACTTATTACTTTTAAATATATTGTCCTTTATCATCCTTTTCATCCTTTTAAGAATCCCGCGAAAGAACTCTATTATTAAAAGAAACACCTTCATACATTAGCTAATAGTTAAAATACCGCTTGCACTCCATACCAACGTAAGGGTACCACCGGTAGTAACCAATGTCCCCCCAAGGTCATACTGTGCCATAATATCTCCCGTCACGCTATCGTAAATAGCACAATAAGTTGCATCTGGAACAGTGATACCACTAAAGACTGCATTATTAGTATCAACATAAGCGTTAGTGCCACTATAGCCGGATGTCAGTCCTGTGGTAACCAATACCCCTCCAGCCGTATAGCCAGTACCCACACTCTCATTGGCGCTTATATCAGCATAGTGCTCCTGTGATGCCGCTGAAGCATAGTCATGAGCAACTGTCAGTAAGCAGCATTTAAGGGTTCTGCCAGCCCAATAATCCGCTTCTGCCTTCTTGATAAATTTTGAAACTACTCCCATTTTATTTAATCTCCTATTACAATATTTACTATTTGACCATAATCCAGCTCGTCTGGAATCGTATAAGAGGTCGATACATGACCCCCTTCGTATAAAATTATAGTATCACTATATACCAGCATATAATCTACAAAGATATCAACATTTGCGGTATATGAGGACTCTGCCAGTCCATCAACATAGAAATCAATAGCTATCGAGTCCGATCCTGCCGATCCTACTACATTAGGCGCCGTGGCCGGGTTCTCAAGAACCACCGACAGTCCTGCATCAGTCCACACGTTAGCTACTGGAACTATAACGTAAAATATAGGAGGAGAAGTATCCTCGTACATCTGTTGCGTTACAGTAACTGAATCAGTATTCCCAATAGCATCGGTGAAGACAATAGACCCCGATAACTCACCACTGCCCCCGTTTATATCTGGAGGATATACCCATACTGACGTACCGTTAGGAACCTCGTCCCCGGGATTAATGATAGTATCATTGATGGTTAGTCTTATCCAGTCAGGCTGACTGGTAAGCTTGGCTACCGAATCACCAGAGTAGACAATAAGCTCCTGACGTGAGGACTGTCCGAATAACTGGTCCCATTCCATAAGAGTTTCGGATAGGGTGACATATGTATGCACCGCCGAAGGGTCAGGAGCGGAATATGTCAGTGCGGCTGTCAATCCCGTTACTTCATTATCCACCTGGACTGTGGGATTAGGCGCGGCATAGGTAAGAGCAGAAGTTCCTGGGTTCCTACTATAATTATCAGTAGTTCCTAGCCCGAGACCTATATCAAACACCGCAAACCTGGTATCCTCGTCAAAATAAAAGCCTATCCCGGCATCAAAGCCCTGGATCACCTCGTATGTCAGTTCAAGCATCTGGTTCCATCCCCCAATAGGTGTCTGATCAAACTCGGTAAAGCATATCCACCTGTTACTGGGCTCGTGGAAGACTATAGTCTCGTCATTATCATCATTAACCAGGTCCCTGAATGTAACAAAGAGGTTCTTGTATCGCTCATCCCATACGGTCATTACATCACAATACCCTACGCCTGATGTCAGTAGCGCCTTAGCTTTCTGTTTGAAATAAGAATCCATCTTGTAATCACCAGCTCCCTCCGAACCAGTATACTTACCACTGATAGGAAATATACCATTAGCCGAGTCACGCCAGAAGACACCATTATAGACATCAAAACCATAGACATACCGGTTATTGCGACTTATGCTCTCCGGGAATTCTGTCCCGTAATTAGTCCCGGAGTATCTTATGGCTCCCAGTACTCTCGTGCTTGTCTGAACAATATTAGCATTACCCTCGGCATCTACATATTCGGTTCTCCCTATCATGATCGATCCCGGTTTCTTGCGCTGGTAGAACTTAAGAGTATCACCTATCTCTATTATCCTCAGTAGCTTGCCATAGACATCATTGAGCTCTTTATAGTTATTACCATCAAAGGTAGATAGCCCATTGATCTCAGTATCCTGAAGATACTGGTTGGAATAGCGGATTATATTAAGATATCTCTCCCCGAAGTTAAGCTCGTATCCCACCTTTCCCCTATCGTAGTCATCACTATCATAGAAATCGGAATACCATAATGACTCATGGAAATAACCCACTATAGTACTTATAGGATAGCTGGGTGTTCGTATTATCCTATAAATATCTCCATACTCGAACCTCCCTGTGGCTGGTAGCGATAACAATAAATCCTGATCCTGGGATTGTCCACCGTGAAGAAGTAATCCATTTATATCCTTAATTACTGGATATAGCGGTCCGAACTCGTAATATTCTATCTGGGAGTCTGCTTTACGCGGCCTGTATATTTCTATAAGAGCCCTATCTCCCGTCCCGCCCACCACTGCAGCAAAATTAAACTCATCAGTGATAAATATAAGATTATTATCACTATCAAATTTAAGAATTTCGTAATCATACATACCGTCTATGATAGCCCCCATATTACCGCTATCTATATCCTCGGTGATAAACCTCACCCTATCACCTCTTTGCCATTCATAAGGAGAGATATTACTCTGCGGAAGCTGGTTCCATGCACCATTGGTAGTGGTAGCTATCTCCTGTAGTGGTGTTATGTCTATTTTTATAGTATTGGCCGGCTCTCCCGCCCCGGGAGCGGAAGCCGCAATACTACTGATAACATACTGAACAAACCATGAACATAGACTATTCCCGGCATATCCCCACCTCCAGTATTTAGCTCCTTCGGGAGGAGTGTGATTAATCTCCCAGTCTATCACCCATTTATTTGCCGTATCTACCGGGAGTGGAGCATATTCGTTAAGCATCGGAACATATACCGTAGTTCCATCAACCATATTTGGTATCCCGGCATTAACACTGGTCTTTGACACTTGGGCGTCCCATCTGCGTAACGATCCATCGTAATAGTATAAACAGAACGGGTGATGTGCCCCTGACTTAAAATCGCGATATTTGGTAAGAGATGATGTAGGAGCGCCACTCGGCCTGTAAAATAATGATTTACCTATACTGGTAAGGCCCCCGGATGTCTCAGAATACATGGCTATAACAAAGTAACCATTAGATGGGTCTGTTAACGCACTAAATTCCATAGTAGGATATAGTACCTTTAGCTGTGCGGCTAACGCAATAGCAAAATTTATAGCACCAGCAGCAACATCTGCAGCCTGTATCGTGTATTCTACATTGACCTCATTAATGTTTAATATGTAGATATCCCCAGCCTGAAGCGCAGCCCCAGCGTACCAGTTATCTATAAAAAGGTAAAAAGACCATACTGGTAAAGCCTCATAAGGAGTCCCTTCCCTCATCCTGAAATCGCGCTCTGCGATATTATCTCTCAGCACTACATCAACGTCTTCAGAGATACTTATGTCCTGCAGAACCGGAAGTAACGTCACCGCTATGTCGTTCTTATCTATATTATCAAATCCCTCCTTGCAGTGACCATAGCATAGGATATTCTTATTTATGACCTCCTGGCATTCAGCAGTCCTTGGCACGGCGTCGTAAGGCACTCCCACATCCTCATTAGGAACCGATGGATAGGTCTCGTTATTGTAAAACCTGTAGAAATAGGTCTGCTCGGCCAGAAGTTCTATATCTTTCCTGTTTATTACCTTTACCCGCTTCCAATCCTCACCAACCACCTGGTATACTACCTCTATCTCGTCTACCAGCGCGGCTGAGTGTAATGGAAGTACAACATTAATAAAGTTCTTATAAGTAATGTCATTAGGTACCTCTCCATTATAGTACTCATCATAATCAGGGAGTGTCACATCAGAAAAAGCCGAATACCTGGAATGTGTACCGTCGAAATATTTGTACCTGTATGAAAATCTACCTATGATACCCCTTACGTTATTAGAAGTAAATGTAGTATCTGAATCGTACACGCATACCGGCCTTGTCACGGGAGGCATCTTCAGAACATTAAAGGCATACCTGAATTCCGAATCCTCATTTATCCCGGTAAAGTTCTGGTAGCTATCACCGATCCTGTCCCACTTATCCTGATCACTGACCGGCGTCTCACCTAATCCTACGGCCTGATTAGCAAGAAACAACCCGCCAAAGTACGTACACTTATCTCCTAATACATACGTACGATATTCATCATAAGCATCATAATTAGTGTAGTTATAAGCCATCACCACATCTATCATCCTAGGCTCACTAACCCTTGGATTAAAGTACAGCCAGCTACCAATAATGAACGGGTCCTTCATGAGGTAATTAGGATGCAGACCAAAATAGTTCTTGGTGTCTATGAAAATAGTATCGATGGTATTGGTGTCCTCATTATATCTTAACAGCCTATTGTCGTACTCATAATCACCACTGCCGGTAGTGTCATACGGCTGACTGAAAACCCAATAATATACACACCTGTTTAGTTGATCATAATGGCTCCCTAATACAAAATGAGTATTACACCCCTCGGCAAATAGATTATACGTGACTACTGAATTACCCTGCATATTTGTCACCTCCCCCTGGGAATAATCTTCTCCCATGAGTATATTAAGCTTATAGGGAGCATCGCCAGCGTTCATCACCCTCTGGCTGTCATCCCAATTCAGTCCCGTACCTTCAAATATAATCTCGCTCTTTAAATCACTCATACTTTTACCTTATAGGCGCCTGTGTAGTCAATCCAAGAAGCAGATCGGACCACTGACTGTAAGACATGGAATTAATAAGATTGCGAATCTTTTGTTTCTCTTCCTTGTAATCCTCTTTATATAATGCTGTTTTTCTCTCCCATACCTGTATGTAATAAGAACCTTTCCATAACAGGTAGGCATCTATGACCGGCGTGAGAATATCGGGCACCGTGGTAGTCCCGGATGTCTCTATACCGCTGCTTACATACCTCAATAGCAATGTGTCGCTGGTAATCCCCTCGCAGAATATCCTTCTAGCCTCCCAGTCTATAGTGTAATTATAACTATTTACAGCTCCTCTTGCACCATAGCCGGTATCCTCGGGATGAAGAATAACCTCTCCCTCCCCAAAATCAGAATCTCTTGTTTCCACCAACCCCGCCATAGTAGTAGTATTGACTATAGTATCTATCTCGGTAAGACTTACCCATTGACCATTATAAGGCTTGCAGAGATCAACAAAGGATAGCATATCATCAGGCATCTCAATTATCCCCAGGGCGCTAACGGTGACCTTAGAAGACTCCACCTGGTTAGAATCATAAACCCTGAAATCCCTGACACAGTTACATGCATGCTCGGTGAAAGATACCGCATGGTCGAGGCTCAGCTCATACTTAAGACAGAACCTGGTTACCACCTCCTCTATACTCAACAGCGCATTAGTTGCCATGCTTATTCTTTATTATCTTGTTTAGTATTGTCATCAATAAAATCGGAGGGCTTGATTATGCTCATAACCTCCATCACCACATCAGTAAAAGCCTTCCCCTCTTCATCGGTTATCTCAGGCACGGTCACCTCGTCAGTATCTGCATACTGGCTAAAGGGAATAATGAGATCAAGCCTCACACCGGCAGCCGCAGTCACCGCATCCATCCCGTAGTACTCTATCCTTTCCGGCGTTACTATATACCCTATCTTTGCCGTTACAGTATCGAAGTAGGACCCCGCAGAGGCCAACTCCACCTCCCTCTCATCCATAGGATAGTAAACTACCCCTGACTGTACCTTAGGTGATACTCTACGCACCCCAGAGGCCTTATCTGGGAAATTTATGATAGTATAGCCGGTTGGGTAATTAGAATAGTAAATATTGGTATTAATATCCTTGGATACAGTGATCGGTGTCCCAGACCCTCCAAAGCGCTTGCAGAACCTCTGCAGGGATAAAGGATTCCTTTCATAGACTATATTATAGAGCCTCGCAATAGCCTTCTCAATTACTGCATCAATAAACCTGGGATGAAACTCACTCTCATAACCATACTTAGGGAGTAAATTCTTTACAAGAGACCGCAGCGCACGTTTATCCATATCTTATTATTTTTTTTCGTTAATAGTCCCCGTCTCTACGAGTAACTGATCTGGCAATGTGATTCCTATCAATTGGCAGAATATAGCCAGTATGAGGTTAAAATCACTATCCGACCATTCCCAGTTCACTGTCTGACTGGCTTTTACTGCCGCACCCGCACTGCCATCCCTGTATGTATACCCTACTGGCACGTTAACATTAACCCCTGCAGCCATATAGGTATGAACCAGCGTAGTGTCATTGGTATAGAAATCAAGAAACGGTATGTCTGCAGTCCTCAGGTAATCGATATAGATAGTATTAGCGGGCACTGTCGTTAGCGTAGACGGGTAAACTCTTATCTGCAGATTATCACTGCCATCCAGGTCTCCTATCTCCATCACCGGATGAGTAGTCGTGGGCATGGTAAGATAATCATCTTCTCTTTCGGCACGCTCCAGAGTAGTCACCAGATCAATATATCTAGTCACGGCACTGGAGTCCACATACCTCCCCTTCCCTATCATCTCCCAGTAATCAGAAGGGAGTATGCCTATCCCGGAAGCCAGGGACACTGACTGCCTGAGCTGCTTAAATCCGCCCATAGAATCAATACTGCTGGTATCCCCCTCAAATTCCTCGTAATATTTGGAATAAACGCGCTCATTAACTACCCTTGCCAGCCGATTAAATTCCTCTATACTAAGGGATAATCCCCTTTTATCCGTCCTTATTAGGTCAATCAGCGTATCGTAAACGACATACGAATAAATCATCTTTGAATATTTTTACAAAGATAGGAATAATCAGCGACAACAAAAAACCCGGTATTTCTACCGGGTCGCACGTGCTGAAAGGGGCTTCTTGCTCACTTGTCGGCATTGCCCTTATCTTCAATGTCCTTCCGTGGGTGAACCAAATCTCCTGTTTTGAATGTGATTCATTACATTTTCAATATCTCTTATCTTTGAATCCCAATATGAATGATGTACCTCGGCCTTAGACATCGCTAAATCCTTTAGAATAGACGCAAGAACATAGAGTTCTCTGTCAACTTCATCCTTATGACTACCTAATCTACTCATACCTGTCCCTTTTCATATCTGTCCTTATAATACCCATCAAGGTTACTCTGTTCATCAAAATATTTTTCCTCCATAATAGCACGATAAGTACCATTATCCCACTTAACACCATAAGGGCAATCCTTAACCAACAAGGTACTTCTTTCAAGCCTTTTATCAAACTCCTCACTATATATCAACTCCTCATAGAAAGAGTAGTGAAAATTATCCCTATCCCATCCATCGTAATCCATGATGGTAATGTCGTAATACTTTTGTAGGTTTTTATACCACTCGGCGCTCGTTCTCTTTTCTCCCATCTTTTATTTTATTTTAGGTTTTTCAGGGTTCTTTGGCGGAAAGAACTTGTATTCTTTATCCACATACCACGCTACTTGTTGAATAGTTATTGCCCTAGCACAAAACTCACATATAGGAGTAGCTACAAAGTCAATATTAAAAATAACATCTGTTTCTTCCCCGCATATCTTACATTTATCACTCATGGGTTTTCTATTTTATTGGTCATATAAATACTCTTGTAATTTACTCATAATCTAAATATTTAAGTTAAAAGTTCTGTGGGTTTAACGGATACTCTAAACCGAGGAAATAACAAGTGCCTTCATTTGCCTCTGTCTGGAATCTCCAGACAAATCGCCTGTATACACCTTTCTTTCTCACCATTGTGCGCACAACTTTTCACAGAACTGCATCAAAGATAAAACAGATAATTGACAATTCCAAATATTTTAAAGATTATTTTCCAAACAAAAGACAGTAAGTAGCGTTTAGTGTCCAATGTTTGCGAACCCCCCTTGGCTATTTATTATCGCTCTATTGCCCACTGAATGATAATTGGCGGATAATATTTGTCCCAAATTAAGCAAATTTATGCGACAAAACCCTTAAAGCACAAACCCCCAGGGAAAACCCCGGGGGAAAACAAGAAGGTGTCCCGCATGGGGACTACAGAACCGGCTTACGCCGGGCAGAAAACATTTGCTACCTGCACCTTCAGATCGTCAAGCTTTTTAAACTCGGGATTGATCCCCGCGATCCGTGCAAGCCACTGCAGTTCTTTCTTGTCTGTGATCCCTGCAAGATACTCCTTGTAGATAAGGTCTCTTATAAACTCAGCCAGCTTCTCTGTGTTATTACTGGCATTAAGGTACTGGCATAGGGCATCATTAGCTCTTTTTATCTCCATAGCGGGTACGTGGTAGACTACCTTGTCCCCTATCTTGAACTTATCAAAGGCAAGAGTAAGCCTCTTCTCATCCTGCATCCTCCGCACAAAAGCACGGATCAGCACATTATCATTGATCTTCATCTCCTCAATAAAGTCCAGCGTACCCTTAACAGCCGGGTTGCGCAACTTCAGCGAGTCATTAATCTCAAGCTGTCTCTCAAGTTCAGCCCTGAGTATAGCCTCGGACTTACCATCGACATTATTAAGACCATAAGCCCTGGCCATCGTAGGCACTTTATCGGCGGGAAGCACCTTCCATACCGCCATCTTACGCTCGGTAATAAGATGTTCTCTCTTAGCCAATGCCTCAGCCTCAGCCTGTGCATCCTTAAGCTTGAGTATCCCCTTCTTGACAAAAGGACATATTTTATACATGAACACAGCTAAATCAGGATCATTTTCTATGCTCACCGAAAGCTCGGCGCTCTTTATTATTAAACTCCTGCGCCCTCCTGGCTCCCATAACCCCCCGTCAATAGGTCTCGGGGCACGCATACTGCATGTCCATGTATTACTGCCCATAGGTATCTCATCCAGCACTACGGTAGCACTGAGCGGGATCACAATGGGCTCAACGGGAATTGACATGCCGGGGACCTCTTTCCCCCTGGCAGTAGCTCCCTTGGTTTTCCTTGGCCTGTCTGGTCTTATGAAATGAACAGTCTTGCCAAACTTCTTCTTTAATTCATTTAGCGTGCTATCATATAGCTTCGCAAATGCATGCAGCTTATCATCTTCGTTTTTAAGCGCATCCGGCAAAAGCCTCTCCTGGTTGATTAAAATCATTTCTTCTTGTTTTTTGTTTTGACAAAGATAAGCATTATTTTTTAATATGGTTTATAATCGCCTACATATCTATTGCCCTTAGAGGCGTTATGAGAATACCACATTGGACGAAGATTAGTATAATGGAAAGCCTTCCTCTGTTCGTTTTCGTCCTCAAGATTGAAGTGATCTAAGGGGGTTGTATGATCCAAGCTCCATTTCCCTATACCCCTTCCATAATTATCCCAGGTCATCCCCTGCTTAAAATAAGATTCAAGATATTCTTTTAAAAAGTCCATACTACAGCCAACAAGTCTATTTAAACGACCACCCTTACTTCTCCCCTTTAAAACAGCACTTATCCTGGTTCTTAAATTGTGGGCTATTCTTAATTGAGGGATATTTTTCATCCTCGCCCTTTGTCGAGCATTAGACCTTTCCCTATTCTTATCATAATACACAGACGCCTTTTCCTTCAGAATATCCTTTTTTTCATTATAGTAGTCTCTCCTATAAGCCCGTATTCTCTCTCTATTTTTCTTAGCATATGCTTTCTTATATTGAGCAATCCGATCCTTATTATTTTCATAATACTGTTTCTTACGTAACATCCGTTCTTCGGGGCTTAATGGGATGGGCTTATTGGAAGGCTTGGGGTGTTCTTTAGCGTATCTACGAGAATATTCCTTCCGCTTCTCTTTATGCCTTTGATAAGATCGCTTGGCATGTATTCTAGACTTAGCTCTATTCTTTTCTAAGTCCCTATGATAAGCCTCCCTATTCCTAATCCTATGGCACTCCTTACATTCACTTGCATGCCCATCAGGATAAGAGGACTTTACCACGAACAAGTCTATCGACTTCTCGCAGCCACATTTTGTACAAATCTTTGTTGTCATAACTTAACTCTATTACAATTTATATTAAGTAATCATCAACAAAGATACGTGATTATTTACAATTATCCAAATAAAAAAGGGGAAATTTTCACTTCCCCTCTTAGATTATACACCTAAAGATCAGAGTATGTTGTCATTGAGCACTAGAATACTTTGATTTGGTTTTGGGTAAATCAGGCTGAATTCACTCAACATTGACCCATAAGAGTCGTCCCATGTTGATATTGCTATATCGCCCTGACCAGCCATACTGGGAAGATTTTTAACAACCCTGGTACGGTTCTCCCCGTTGTAATTCTTGAAGCCAATAGTCAGCGACCTGATCTTAGCACTAGCCGGGTCTTCGATACTACCTTTAACAGTAACATCGACATCTGGCAGTATAAATCCAAGGTCTTTGAAGTAGTCGTCAAAAGCTTCGGCACCGTAGTTGGTCGGGTCGCTCAGTGAAGGCAGCTCCTTGAAGACGGTTGTTACGCCATTCTTATGGATCATCTTGAAGGCAACGTCGATTGCTGTCAGTGTTTTAGCGAAATCTGTTCCACCGGAGAATTCCTTAACGAAGTCAAGAGTGCTGTTCTCGATCTGCTTGTAGAGGTTGCTTCCCATGAAGAAGGTCATACTCCTGTCCATCACACCCTGTGAGAGCAGAAGTTCCTTGATATCGTCGAAGTCGGAGAGCTGGTAGGCTGTAGTGTAGTACTGTTTCATACCACTATCTACCAGGTGTTTTAGCACGCCCACTGTTCCGTCAACCTTTATATTTTCGGCATTCCTGTTGGCCTGAACGAGAGCTGTGTTGGTAACACCCTGTGATAGCCAGATTTCGTCGTTGATATACTTATCAAGCCAGTAGTCGGCCTCCATGGTGTTTTTGGTAAGGATACCTGTACCTCCACCACGCAGTTCCTCATAATACCTCTGGTTGGACTGTGTTCCTCCACCGATACCCCAGTCAGCTTTTTTGATTGAGTTATAGAAGGTAGCAGAAAGCCATCCGCTTGATTTAGGACTTCCACTATTGCTTTCAAGAGCGTAGTTACCTCCGGTTACCATCAGTTCGGTATCGTCAGGAACAGCTATAGCGAGCGTGGATGTAGCAAGAAGTGGTCTTGCTGTGAATGTTGCGTTCTCGTCAAGAGTAACATCATCAACACTTATGACCTGATACCTGTGAGGCATGATCGACTGTGTTGCGGTGTCCTGCATGTAGAATGCCGGGATGATAATCTGGTCATTAACACTCAGGTAGCAGTTATGGTTTGCATCAAACTCGGCGGCGTCCAGCGAGAAGGTGATATCTGCGCCCATGAGAGCGGTAGCTATCTGCCCGTTCAGCTTGACAAGCTTGGTCAGCGAACCCTCAGCCCACAGTGTCTTGCTTGATCCTGCGACATTGACGGTTGCACCAGTAAGATAGATGAACTCCAGGAGTCCAATCCCCTTACCGTAGTATTTTACATAGTCCCCATAAATCTGGGGTTTAAGCATCGTGTTATAGATACTATCAAAAGAATACCCATAGCGGGCATTGTTGGTAACCGATGTGACGGTACCTTTTGTTATTGTTGACATTGGTTAAAAATCGTTTTTAAAGTTTAGTAGCTCTTTGTCCTTGTGTTTGGTCTTGAAAGAACTTACTAAGTCCCGGTAACCCTTGTTCCTGTGCCGGATTATCTGTCGCTGTTGCGGTGTTGGGCAACTCAGTGTTGCTTAATTCCTTATCAGTCTTTTGCTGGAGCGCTGTTCTTACCTGGGACTCCTTTGTCTCAAGTATCTTCGGGAGGTATTTCTCTAAAAATAACCCCTTTTTAAGTGCTTCAGCTATTGCTAGATTCTCTGCATTAACTTCGAGCCCAGCGTCCTTGAAGATACCATCGAACATTGCCTTGGCTTCTTCCTTGAACTCTGGCGGGACTCCAAACTTAAAATCACCGTTGGTATACTCATCAAAGGCCACAAACTTATCTTTTACAGGGGCTATCAGCTTCTCCCTCTCGGCAAGTAACTGAGCCTGTTCCTGCTGTCTCTCCTCCTTAGTTTTGAACTTAGGAACTTCGATACCTTTAGTAAGGTCCTTGATTTTCTCCCTTGCATCTGCAGCCTTTATAGCTAACTTTGTCTTTGCCACGCTATCCCATTCTTCGGGTTTCTGTTCGGCATCTATATTAAGCTCGCTAAGTATAGCAGCTTTTATGTCTGACAAAGCTAACTTTGGCAGGCGTATCTTCTGCTCCTTGGCAACTGCATCAAGATCATCCATTTTATCGACATCACTCATAGCAATCTCCTGCAATACAAATGGGTCTCTGTCTGGATATTTCTCTAACAGTTTGTCCGCTACATAAGCGTTACGGATCAATGGTTTGGAAAGGAACTCCGAGTAACCGGCATTCCTTAAGTCTTCCAATTCCTTTTTATATGATTCGGCACTCTGCTTTAGCGTGTCGTAGTCCTTATACTTCTCTGAGAGTTCAGCTACCTTCTTCGGTGACTCAAAGATTGGTTTAATTTCTTCGTCATTCTTGTACGCAGTGCCGTACCTTTTATTAAATGTTTCAATGAACGTGTCCTGTTCTGCTTCGGCAGGATCAGTAGTGGGAGCCTGTGCACCTGGCTGTTCCACCGGAGCTGCCGCAGCCTGATTATCTTCTGCCGCCGGCTGAGTTACCTCTTCGGGCGGTGTCGTTGACATGTGTTCAAATTCTGCCATAATTCCGTACTTCTTTGTTTTTGCAAAGATAATATATTATTTTAATATGGTTTTTTAGGCCATAGTAGACCCCATGGGGGCTTCTTGTGGAGGCATCTCTCCCGGGGTAGTATTTACCCCCATTGGGGGCATTCCGGGCTGTACTGGCGCCTGTGGAGGGATTATCGGCTGCATAACTTGCATACTACTTATCCCGTTATGCGTAGCCAACGCTTTGGTATACTCCTCCAGTACCGGTCCGTCAAGACCAACCCTGGCAATAACATTCTCTAAAATTGTTAATCTATCTTTAGCTTTCATCTTCCTGTCTGTGTTAAGATACCGTCTTCAGCATCGGCAGTCTGCCTTAAATCAGACCATAGTTGTGCTACTATCTCTTTACTTGACTGCTGTGCCTTTATCTGACCGCGCAGAGCCTCTTCGGCCATACTGGCTTCTGCTTCTGCCTTGATCCTTGCCATCTCCGATTGCATCTTAGCCTGTTCAAGCTGTGTGTTCTGTTCTCCCTGTGCCTGAATCATTCTCTCACTCTGGGCGGCAGCTTCCTGCTTGTTCTTCTCTATCGCGTACTCAAGCTGTTTTTCAAGGTCATTAAGGTCATCACCAGCCTCAAGTCTTGACATGAAGTATATAGCATCATTAAGATCAATACCCGGCCTCTTCTCACGAGTATTCTGCAGGGCAATGTCGATCCACTTCTCGAACCGCATCTTAGCCCTGGTATCCGGCTTGGCCTTAAGTGATAGCCCATATTGCACACCATCCGACTCCATAAGCCTTAATGCATCTATATCCATAGGGCTGACTATTCCGCCATAGCTCTTGCGTACCTGTTCACTATTCCGTATCCCTATCTGAATTCTTCTCATCATAGAAGTACCCACGCTTTCCTTAACCTCAAAGCATGCATCTGCTATTGGTTTAATAACATTGGCGGTTGCCTGCATGGCTGCTTCGGTAGTACCAACGGGCGCATTAGGATCAGGAGTAGCCCCAAGGGTCACCGGGTTAATACCGGTATGCCTCTCTATCTGCTGCATCCACATATCCATCATACGTATGGTCTCCTCCACTCTGGTTTGCATACCCCCGGGGATAGGAGTGATCGGCAGTGCTGCTCCACCTGTATAATGACCCGTGCTGGCACCATATTGATACGGTAAGACCCCTGTCTGTTTGTACAGTTTAATAACCTGGGCGGGCTTAAGCATCCCACCACCGAGGTTGACATTCCCCAACATCGAGACGTTAACTGCAATACCATTCTCAAACATCTGTGCGAGCGAGTTCTGGTATCTGAGGAAGGTGATCTCTATCTGGTCTAAGATAGAACGTATCCTCTCAATTATGGACGGCTGAAGTAACTGCTCAACGTGATAGGGAGCCTGTGGCTTCTTGTAACCATCCCTTGACGCCATCTTTATAACACCGTAGTCGAACACCCAATCCTTCCCTATAACCCACGAGCACTCACGGATATTCCTTATGAATACCGGACGTACCTCCTGTCTCCCACCGGCGAGCTTATCCATAGTCTTCTCATCGGAATCATAAGGGATGTCAAGTATCTTTTCCCTGCCATAGCGGGACTTAACCCATAACCTTTTCTTAGTATCAGTATCCACCCACCACGCCTTGAATACCGGCACCTTAAACCCATCATAATTGCAGATACCGGTACTTGGGTCAAGTAGTGAGTAATGATTGGGCCAGTCTTCCTTGGGGTTGCCGTAATTACCAAGCATAGTACCGGCCATGGCCTTTAACTCTTCTTCCGGTACATCAGGTAATTTATTTCTCAGGTTTGATATCGTCATAAGGATAAACTGACCACCATACTCGGCGTCAGAATAATCCGTCTCATTAGAAACCTGTGTGACATAGGTGGCTGGATCAACATATTCGCATTCCCACATGCCGGTCTCAGCATTATAGAAATCCCTGACCACGCAATAGCCAAGACATATAAGATCATCAATAAGCTTCTTTCTTACTACATTATCCCACCGGCTGACCTCAAATGAATGCCTGAGTATCTTCTGCATTGCCCGGGCTACGTTAAGCTTAAACCCATCCTTGGCCTTGAGCATATCTAACTCTTCCTTAGACCTTGGCATCATAACATCTTCATCAATAGGAATACCCATCTCCATCTTGATCTTATTCTGCCATTCGGCGTTCTGTGCCTCTATAAGTTTAAGGAATGCTTGCTCTTCTTCCAGGGCCCGGGAATCAGGGTCAACAACACTTACGTTAAGATCAAAGTCAAGCTTATCGAATTGCCCATGTAAGGCATTCATAATCATCGGAGCCGGGGAAATGTTATCCCAAATCATATTGTACCAGCCCTGGCGTTTTGCAACACGGGAAAGCGGTAGTTGATCGAATGAGTCGAAAGATACAGAAGTGCCGTTGTCGTTTATATCATTTAATAGAAACGATTTATACTGATCTGTGCTTTGGCGGCCATTAGAATAATCCCTTAGTGTCCCGAATGTTCGAAGATCACCCGCTCCCCACGCCATTTTATTACGACAGAAAAGGCTGTATATAGCCTGGTTATTCTGCCTGCAATATTCCGCTCCTTTATTAGCTGGATTCTGATCACGTGGGGGAAACGCCCACTCCTTATTCTTGTAAGAATCGTCAATGATAGGTATCATGCACTATAAATTATAATGCAAAGATAATTCATTTTATTATAACTGCTTTGAGGCCATAGAGGGAGACGCACCCTCCTCTTATGTTTTGCAAACATAATTCTGTGCTCTTATATGGCCGTAGTGGAGATTTGTGGTTACGATCCACGCTCTTATGCTCTTCAGGCATCTGCGATCACCAGATTTGCTTAATCTCCATTGCGGGCGATAACCGACTCGAACAGTTACAAACAGTTTTGGAGGCTGTCGTGCTACCATTACACTAATTGCCCATGCGGAGGGTGAGGGTAACGATCCCCCCTGGGTTTTATCCCAACCTAAGTTTAGCAAACTTGTACCTTACCTCTCGGTCAACCATCCATGAATACTTTAAAGTCCTGATATTTTTTACCGAGATTCAGGTGACTCGTAATATTTTGGGGAGATGGGATAAAATACATATCTCCATTAGATGTAAAAATAAATAAATAATCAACAAGATCAGGGTTAAACTTCTTTATGGTATTATAAGACCTATTCCCACCTTTCACGCTAAGATTGATATTAAATATCCCATTAGGAGTCTTATACGAAGTTGTCTTTACCTGTACCTTCTTTAAAAGACCATTTTTCTCTATAACCAAATCATAATCCTGACTATCGGTTAAAGGAATCAATACCGTATATCCCTGGGCAGTAAAATAACCTATTGCCATGCCCATTCCAATATCCCCCTGCTTCTTTGTGTTCTTTACATTATTAAACATATTTTTTTTCTTACAAAGATAACAAAAGTTTAATAAACCCCCGTGGAAGTATAAGGATTCGAACCTCTCAGCCGAAGCACATGATTTACAGTCATGCCCCATTCACCATCTTGGGAGTACTTCCATATTGCGGAGGGTTGAGGTGTCGATCCCCCGTCCTTTCAGATGCATCCTGGTTTTCAAGACCAGTTGCCAGGCCGCTGGCGAACCCTCCATTGTGCTACGGGTGGAATTCGAATCCACAATCCGATGATTCTAAGTCACCGTGCTATACCAATTCGCTACCGTAGCGTGTGCTCTGAGTCGGATTCGAACCGACACTGGACAGGGTTTAAGTCTGTTGTCATTCTGCCAATTGGACTACCAGAGCAAAACAAAAAGCCCCGCTTTATAGGCGAGGCTCCTTGTATATCTGCAGTGGATATAGCTCAACTACCTCGCCCCGAGAGCAAGAGTAAAAACGAACTATATGAACACCATAGTTTTTTCATACCACAAAGATAATAATTATTTTTTAATATGCAAACTTTTATGGATTTATTTTTGTAGCCCGATACAGAGTCGAACTGTAGCTAACATCTTGTAAGGGTGCCGTGCTTAACCACTACACTATCAGGCTATGAGCTCCACCGAGGAATCGAACCCCGCTCTCAGGCTTACAAGGCGAGAGCATCGCCAACAATGCTTGTGGAGCATATGTACGCCCGGAAGGAATCGAACCCTCACATAACCTTGGTTCGTTGCCAAGTGCACTTTCCATTATGCTACGAGCGTGTGTCCCCTGATGGAGTCGAACCATCCTCGCCACCTTAAAAGGGTGGAGCTATACGCCGCTTTGCTAAGAGGACTTAGAGCATCGTGTGAAATTCGAATTCACTCCCTCAGTTTGGAAGACTGACATGCAACCATCAACACCTACGACGCATTAGTGGAGCGTGAGGTAATCGAAACCTCATCTTCTGAGTGCAAATCAGAAATAATAGCCATTATACTAACGTCCCATTTGCAGCTCGTGCGGGAGTTGAACCCGTTCCGTACACCGTGACAGGGTGACATCTTAACCGTTTGACCTACGAGCTATGTGCGTCCCTACAAGGAGTCGAACCCTGACTAAGGGCTTAGAAGACCCGTGTGCTCTCCATTACACCATAAGGACCTTTGGCGGGGGATGAGTATATTGAAAACCCGACCCTCATCTTAACAGGATGCCGCTCTGCCTCTGAGCTAATCCCCCATGGTAGCGGGTGAGAGAATCGAACTCCCGACGTTACGGCTTATGAGACCGCGCTGTAACCACCTTCAGCCTAACCCGCTATGTTGGCACAGACAGACTCGAACTATCACTACTTCCGTATCAGAGAAGCGTCGTACCTTTAGACTATGCGCCAAAATAAGAATGCCCCCATCTCTGAGGGCATTCCACTTCTAATCTCTTAAAAGATCATATGGGAATGCCCTTCCGTAAGGTTGCGCCTGTACGATCAATATTCACCATATTTCTCTTTATGCTCTGCATTAACTTTATTTTACACTGCAAAGATAATACTTTATTTTTAATTTCCAAATTTATTTGATGCCTAGACTGGTAACGATCCAATTCCGCCTGGTTCAAAGCCAGATGTACTGCCTTTATACGACTAGGCAATGTGCTCGGTAGGAGTCTCGAACTCCTGAATACAGGATTGAAAGTCCTGCGTGTTAGCCAACTTCACCAACCGAGCATAGGTGTACGAGGAGATTCGAACTCCCTTTAACCGGGGTCACAATCCGGTACTCTTCCATACGAGCATCGTACACAGTTGGCATACCTGGACTCGAACCAGAATTACAGGGGTATAAGCCGTGCGTTCTTACCATTGAACTATATGCCAATATTGTCTGGGTAGAGGGATTCGAACCCCCGAACACCTCCTTCCAGGGGAGGCCCGTATAGCCATCTGCGGAACACCCAGAAATAAAAAACCCACCTTATGGGGTGGGTATATACTCAAATAGAGAGTTGTCTCACCCCGTAAGTAAGTCTATAGGCTGCTCTATATGTTGGATTCTAATCATAACGCAAAGATAAATATAATATTTAATATTACAAAATATTTTCAATAATATCTCACCGGGAAGATATCGTCCAAATCTAGCCCAATACTTTTATTATCTCCTAATATCTCCCTATGGCGGGACTTAGAGCCAAGTAGTGCCATACCGGCAGCAGTCTTAAGGTCAAGCCTGGTAAAGTCCTCAACGCCCCTGAACGACTTAATTTCTGCTAGCAGGTCATCGTGATCTTCGACATGCCCCCTAAACTCAATATAATCCTTGATCTCACGAACCATATCCTGATTAGTCTCAGTAGCGTTATACCTCCCGGGAAGCGCCTTGGGCCTACCGGTCATAATATCAAAGTCATGCAGACCATAGCCTCCATAACCTCTCTTATAGAGGTGCACGAGGAATGCTTCCACGTTCTGCTCAGGATAGATCATAGCTCCGAAATACTGGGCACACATCAGTACATCATCGAAATACGCTTCTTGTGTTAATGGCCTATGCCTGTATGTACAAACGAATTTAAAGCTATCCCAGTCTTTTTTAGGTTTGTTGCCATCTATAGCGGGGTCATACTCCCATAGTACAGCGATACCACCATCGGACTGCCGTGACGTGCTCGACCTCATACCCGCCTTGCTCATTGATTTAACCTCTATAGCCTTAAGGTTTCGGAAGGGGTCGCACCCGAGAGTGAACCGCTGCCCATTCCTTGGGCGCCATCCCGGGATAAACTTCTGGTTAAGACCATCCCATACCTCGATCATCTCCCTCTGATTAGATAGTTCCGGCGGGAGAATCATCGATATCCTGAACCGTATGTCATTAGGATCGTCTTTCCAGAGCACTGTCCCATCAGGATAGGTGTCCCGATAAAAATAACCCACACGATAAGGCATCTTACCAAAGGACTTAAGCTGGTTAAGTTCCCCCATGCGCTTATCTATAATCTCAAGATTATAGCCGGCATTACCTGCAGACCCCAACCAGCATTCATCCCAGGTAAACGGGGATTTTCTGCGGATACTACGGTAGAGCTCAAGAGACTCAGGCGTGTTGAGTGCAAGTAGTGCGTCTCTCTCTGCCTGCATCGTCTCCCTGGCTCCCTTCTTACTTACTGCAAAGATCGCATCCGGCGACAGCCTTATCTGTCTCTCTGTAGGCGTCTCCACCACTGACTTACCAAATCGGTCAATATACCCCTCAAGCCTGAGATAGGCCGGCAAAAATATCCTGGCAAAGCCCTCCATGGTCTGACCCTTAACCGGTACCCGTCTATAGAAATTAGATAACTCACAGAGCTTATGGTACGGCGTACTTGTTGATTCCATATCCTCCACCGTACTTGGGTTCTTGACATATACTCCCTTAAGGATGTTGATACCCATACCCGTAGACATGGTGAATTTGTTGATGTGCCACCTCTCAAAGATGTCTGCTGTTGATCCGAGACTTTTGCCTTGCTCATCATTTAACACCCCATTAAGCCTATCCCCCTCATTAGCGAACAGCCCCCCTGAGTCCGAGTAAGCTATGGCACTTTTAAGACCTCTTGTGTGGTAGACATTGGGCGGCGCATCAAGCCTTAGTATATTGGGCCTGCGATTCCCCTCCCATATAGGCTTCAGAACCATAGGATAAGCATCGAAAGCCGGCAAGAGCTTCTTTTTATAGTGGACTTCAGCGTTATTACCCTCAAAAGAGATGATGGTACTGAAATAAGAGAGATGGGTCATGGCTCCCTTTAATATCTTATGGACGGCCTCGTGTGTGGCCCCCGTCCTACGAGTCTTGGGCTCCACATCCCCGAAGAATAACCGTCGGCCAAGGTCAACCATCTCGTACTTACCATCGGCATTCTTCTTGGCCATACCGTTAGCATCGAAATCTTTGAATGTCTCAGTACAGCTTTCTAGATAACGTGAGTAACAGTACTTACGCCTGACGTCATCACGGTACTCCGGGTACCTGACCGCTTCCTCTATAAAGTAGAAATTAAGGAAGTCGTAATAGTCGGGAGGTAGGAATACCGGCTCCCCGTCATTATAGTACCAATAACCATAAGTTCTCCACCACCATACCCTTTTAAGCCATATAAGCTCCTCCTCCAGGTTATCTCTCTCCTGTTCTACTATCTCCCAGAACTTAAGATAGAACTTATAACCCTGTATGGTCTCTTGCCGGTTCTTCTTCTCGATCTCTGCCAGGTCTTGTAGGGCCTTGGTTTCGATCAACCGAAATTTCCTCGGTAGTTCGATCCGGCGGAAGTACTGCTCATCAGGGTCTAGCCCATAGCCATCGATCAATGTCCTATCTGTCGGCGGCTCGGGCATGCTAAAGTAAACCGGGGTTAGTGACGGGTCTCCGTCGTTAATAACTTCCCACAGCTTAAAGTCTCCCCCACAGTACTGGCCATGGGGAGGCTCATCGCCCAAGAACTTAGACCTGGCTATAGTATAGCCGCCTCCATAGGGGTTAAAATCATCCGGCAGCCGGCCAACGTCCTCAAAGTTGCGTATGATCTCTTCCGGGCGTATGCCAAGCTTGCTCGCCTCTTCTACCTGTAAATCTTTCTCAAATGATAATTTGGTCTCTTTCTTCTTCTGAGCCATGTCTTCTTGTTTCTGCAAAGATACATATTTAGTGCATTATGGAAATAAAGAAACCCGCCAGAATTCTAGCGGGTCGGTTGTATGATAACTATCAAACAAGATGTTAAATAACTATATCCCTTACGCAACGTACAGACATACCACCAAATTTTTCGTGATTCCATGGGAAAAACGCTGCTGAAAGATAACCAAGATATATAGAATAAGCCTCATCATCATCTGGGGCTGGAACTGCATCAGCAGACCAAATATCATTCCATATCTTAATACTAGCCCATCCCTCCCCGTCATCTGAATCCACATATCTATTGCCGGCACCCACAGAACTAAATCCATAGAGATCGGTAGCTCCAAGATTGGGAGACTCCCAATAAGCCAATCCCTTCTCTTTTAACCTACCCCCGGAAATAGTATTTCCACCAGCAGTAGTGCTTAGTGTCGTCCAGTCAGCCACGGTAGGAATCCTCCATCCAGCCTCCGCCACACCTGCTCTCTTGAAGTAAGCAAGCCCATTAGCATTATTAACGGCATACCAATTGTATAGTGCCCCAAGAGCATCCTTATTAGTGGGATCGTTATTGTAGAAACAATAACACCCACTTATATCCGCCATCCAGTCCACGCCAAGAGTAATGTAGGGTATTGCAACACCGTTACTATAATGAGTAACCTTAAGATCACTACAAATCCACTCCTGTGAACCAATAGCTACTGTACGATAGACATTGCCGTCATAGTCCTCTAACGGCCATCCAACGAGATAATAAACATCCATCAGTCCGAGATTAATGATGCACGTTACCCTCTCGAATGAATTCCTGTAATAGACCATATGGCATACCCCATGAAGGAAATCCTTTGGGGTGGCATAGATCATAGCTATATCATCACCCTCTATCTGAGTAAAGACCGGCGTATCCAACCCTATCCTGGTAATATCGCAGGTGGGGAAGATAGGTAGTGTCATAAACTTAGACGGAGGTGCGGTATCATGCGCCGTTATCAAACTAGCTAACGTAATATTAGCAGTTATGGTATCGGGAGAGCATCTGGCGTCATCCGGCGCCTGGTTATATTTGAACTGCACATGCGCCATGTCCAGCGAGACGATATCCACCATCCTGTTTGTGTTCAGGAGGTAGTAGTCGCCTACCGCAACATACGAGCCATTAGCCCTGTCCCTGACGTATTTCCCGGGACGGACGCTGTGCCAGCTATCTACTTGAAGAAAAACTAAACTCATGTCTTTAAGTTTTAATGGTTAAAGACTACTGCTCACGTTCTTCTGTAGTAGTCGTAGTAGTCGTAGTTGCTCCGTCATTAACCTGGTCTTCTGCCTGGTATATATTAAGATTAACAAGCTGCTCTACCCGGCGAAATGCCTTACGATTGTATATTAAATAACAATAATTGTCCGGGTCTGGATTGTATTCCTCAAAATACGCAATATCCTCAACGTCAATGGTCGTGTCTACAGGCGTTTTCGTTGGATCGTTTTTGGGGAAAAATGGTAGCGTTACAAACTTAGAAGCAAAGTCTGTGTCGTGAGCGGTTTGAATCTGGGCCGGCGAGAGCAGACATTCTACCAAAGAGTTATTTTCTCTCCTATCCCGATGGTTATCGGAAAATAAGAATCTACTCTTGGCAATAGCCAGTGTGCTAAGGTCAACCATATCGCTGATTCGATTAGGGTTCATCAGATAGAGTTTATACCCTACCTGGTTTTCGTCATGGGCGGCGACACGATTACTAGAATCTCTATTGTCCCTCCAGAGCGTAACTTGGGTCAAAAAAAGTGCCATTTCTTTTTAAAATTTAATTATTACTCCGCTATTTCAGCCAACATGTTTCATTTGGCAGCGCAAAGATAATAATTTAAAATTTAATGGTTTTCTTGCTTTAAATCAGGGATTATCTCGTCATTAACATATTTACAGGTAAAACCACCCTCCTGGGCCGCCTTAAAAGCATCGCCATAAAACACAATATATTCGGGGCTATCTATGCGATCAATTATCTTATTGCACTCTATTAGCATACTAATAAGCTCTTTTTTGGTGCAACGAGAATACATTTTTCTCTTCTCCTTATCAGCGGTCTCTAATACTTGTATAAAGTTATTATTCATCTTAGTCTAGTTTATACCCAAATTTCTCTGTGAATATCTCTGGAGTGTTCTTAAATAGAAGACTATTGGCGGCCCTAACCTGCTCAATAGTATCATAGTGTTGTTTTATCCACTTGCGAGCAATACCAAGGTTCTTTCTTGGTTTAAGGAAGTTATTGAGCTTTAGCTGGAGATCAGTATCCATAATCATAGTCTCAAGCATAAAGAGTTGATTCCAGTACCTATCACTCTCGTTACGGACACCCCCGTCCCATTTCTTAGTCCTGTCTGTTATGCGAGCAAAAACATGCCCGGCCTGGATATCCGGGTATAGTGTACAGCCACCGCCCACTAACCATGACTTAAGGCTAATATATGGCTCCAGGTGCCCCCAGGCACGGTGCCCCCTCCAATGATTTCCACTCCTCGTGTCCCAACCGGCAAGCAACCTATAGTACTCCCTGCTTGTAAAATAGAAAGCACCCATGAGGCACGGTATATCGCATGGCGAATCACTTACCTTATCTGTCCTCCACCTGCCACGGAAGAGGTTAGAGAAATTATGGATGTCCCTTAGCCCGCTCCCCTTCGGCGTGTCTTCCGGCCCATAGGTAAATAACAGGTCTGCTCCATACCTCATCTTATTTTTAGGATCATCCAGGTTCTTCCTGTCTGGATTCAAGCCTATGCAGGTAGCACAACCAAGTGTATTAGGGTTGCTTTGGACGGCATCCTTTACTTTACTATCCCAACCACTCCTGGGGAAAACGTCGGCTCCCATGAGTACTAGTATGTCCCCACGCGCTATCTCTGCACCTCTATCGAACGAGTATCCCACACCATAGCCCATGGGGTTATTGATTACCTTAACGTATCTCTGGGTTCTTAAGGAGAAGTCTTTAGCGGGTTCTATGGGGCGGAACCTGGTATTGGTATGCTTGCTCCCGTCGTTCACAAGGATAATCTCCAGGTCATCTTGCTGTATGCCCAGGTAGACATTATGCAGGACGCCCTCTATAGTGCTGAAATCATTCTTAAATGGTATTATTACTGATATCATGTAACCTGAGATTGATTATCCCATAGAGAAATTATTTTTTTAATGTCAGAATGGACTTCTGTCCCCTTATCCGTGAGCCATGATCCCCTTATAGCCATGCCGTGCTCTATTAGCTCAGTATTATCAAGAAGGCTTGATACGATATAGGCCGAACCTTCGTCGCCATTAAATACCTCCTTTACTAAGTCGTCCCAATAAGTGCCCTTATCTCTGCAGGTAGAAAAATGATCTAGAGCCTTATCTATAATACGTAACGCCGACTCGCCAACACATCCGCAAAAGCCAAATATTCCAGTACACACATAGGATTCTAAATCCTCATATTCACAGCCGTCTAAAACGTATTGCCCCTCCATTCCTTAAAGTATTTCTCTTTTAACAACATAACACCTTAAATAAGCCCTATAATCCTCGTCATCCGCTATTATTTGTTCGGATATTTGCCTAAGTGCCGTGACATAATCACGGTGGGCTCCAATTGCAGCCCACTCATATCGAAATAAAAGAAAACCACGACATTTCTCTGGGTAAAACCATTCAGTTCCATCACCCCGGGTCTCCTTACTGATACGATATTTTGCAGTTTTACTTCTGTATATTGTCGCCATAATTCATAATGTTAAATACATTTGATAAAAATCCATATAATTGTAAATTCTATTTAACGTTATCATGATCTATCTTATACTTAGTGGTCTCATAGGCCATCATATTAAACCATGTTGCAGACGCATGATCCTCGTCGCGCTCTCCCAGGAACCACTGCAGGCAGTGCCTAAGCGCCGACTCCCGGAACCTGTCTAGCTCCTCCTGCCCGGACGCCTTCTCCCAGTTACGACTGGAGTATTTTTGAGCGCCCGCAGCCATATGCTTTGCAAACCTGATAAGCATCTGCTCTTCATAAGGAATACCTAATGGATAACAGAGGTCGGGTCTTGCCTTACCAATATTGGTATCTCTCTGCATGCCGGATGCAAATTCTTTCCTCTCGCCGGAATCTTTTATAATGAATTCGTTCATTTTCTTCCAAGTATTGCGTTCTTAACATCTTCGAAAGTAAGACCTGCCGTGTTCCATGTAGAGGGGACGAGAATGGCTTCACCTCCCGCCTCTCTGAAGGCTTCAATATTCTTGGAATAATCATCAATAAGGATACCATTGCCGGCCATAAGATACTTACGTGACCCTATAAACACCGAGTCTGATCTTATGTTCATCCTTGAGTTAAGCCACCTTAGCTTCTGCTCGGCACATGATGGATCGTAATTAGGAGAGGTAAGAATGGTTACTTCCCCAAATTCCTTAAGAAAATCATATAGTTCCCGGAACCATGGTATAGGTTCAAGCTCGTACCAAAAATCAGGGACAAGACCTATTGACATCCAAAAATCACTTATGGAGATGCCATAATAATCATAGGTTTCCCACTTGCCAAACTTAGTAGCATACTCCTCAATGGTAATGTTCTGCTTATGAACCCTATTGAGCGCCTTGAGCGCCCCGCCAAGGAAATCAACCAGGACACCATCCATGTCCAATAAAATTCTTTGTTTCTTTAACATCTGCTTGTTTTTAGTAAATTTTCTATTAAAGTATCACTTAACGCAGCAAATATAGAAAAGATACTTGAGATTTCCAAATAAATATTCAGTTTTCTGCCGCCCCGTGGTCACTTTTTTTGTAGCAAAGAACCATCATTATAGCCTTATTTTGCCTATAGTGTTGGATATTTACAACATTCCTTACCGCATAAAAAAAGGAGGAATCTCTTCCTCCCTCTTCCTGCTACTGAACCTTCCTGTTTTTAATGTCTACTCTAGCAGAGCTTTCTTTTTAATAGCAATCTCATTTTTTCTTTTCTCGTAGTATTCTTCAAGTTGTTTAAGCTCCTGATCTTTTTCCTCTAGCAGGCGCTTACGGTAATCTTTCCGGGGAACCTTCTCTCCGTTAATTATGTCAAATTTACTGGTATCAACTATCTCCCCGAATGTCCAGCTTGTTCTCCATGGGCCTTCCCACCACATGTATTCCCAAAATCTCCTTATCATCGTTTTAATAATTTTATGGTTATGCTAAACCATAATCAAAAGTTATGCCGACTCACATATCATGCCATCTTGGCTTATTTTCTCTATTTCCTGAAGCATTTTGTCGGTACGGAACCCTGCGGCGCCCTTATGACCACCGCCACCACGCCGCTTACATAATACCGAACAATCTACATTCCCGTTATCACTATAAAGAGAATAAGTGAATTGGCCGTTCTGATAATGAAAACAAGCGAACCCATCATATCCGTCCTTATGATAATCAATACCGAAATTCACAGGATTGAATCGTTCCTGATTTACACAGGCAAATAATTTACCATCGAGTCTTACGGTAAACCGTCTTGCATATATCTGTTGCGCCTCGGTACAAAGGTAGTTGTATATGTTATATCCTGCTACCTGAATGGAATGCTCCAAATTATCATCCCAGTCCTTTAACGCTTGCAGACACGTTTCAGGATCAAAAAAATTCGCCCTTGCTCCATACTGAAACTCCAACACCTTCAACTCCTCATCTGTTCCTTTGTGCCCAAAACAATCATAACGGCCAAGGAGACGAACAATCTCCGGCATGGTTTCATCTGGGAAAAAAAATTTCCATGTAAGTTCACAGGCAGCAAATCTTGAATCTCTTATTCCCCCATAGCCACACATGAAGTTACCGTCCACCTCAAAAGAATTTGCTTTTATAGCCGACAGGTGATGATCAATCCAAATAAAATCTCTCTGGATTGATTTTACTCTTGATGCTATCAAGTCCATTTCAGCAAGGGGAAAGCTAACATCACACATGACAATCTGATCATGTCTAGAAAGGTCGGGAATGGGGACACCGTAGTCCCATCCGATTAATTCAACGTCAGGATATTTAAGTTTAACAATGGCTGCCGACATCCATCCATCAAGGTCTCTTGAATGATAAATACAAATCATAATTTATTATTTAATATTAATTCATAATGCTAAATCGTCATTCGGATTAATCACCGCGGGTTTTGCGTCATTACCTGACAGATTCTCCGCAAAAAGCCCTACTTGTACTGCCACATCGTCATGTAAATCACCAACTGGTCGGTATAATGGGTATTCCTGATCCCTGTGTATCCGATACAGCACCTCTATGCATTCATAATCATCCTCAATAAGGTCTGTCTTATCCCTGAGCTTGAGTAGAATTAAGGTCAGTTTTTCATTAAACCTTAAAAGCCAGCTATTATTAATGTTGGTATAATCTATAAAATCTAATTCTTTCTCTTGCGGGTTCATTATCCGTAAATTTCCACAAAGATAAACCATACTTTTGACAAATCCAAATATTTTACAATATTTTTTCACTTTTTATCTTAATCGTTTGGAAATGTCGAATATAGTTTATACATTTGTCGAAAATTGAGATAATGGAAAAACAGCTTATTCAAGCCTCGGCTAAGTGTGAATGTGGAGCTGAAATTATGGAAGTGGAATACTGGAAAGAAGAGAAGTCTTTCTGCTTTACACAGTTTAAGTACCTTCCCCATTTCTATAACTTTAAGCGGAGGCTGAAATTTTTATTCTTTGGAACGATAACTTTTAATAAGATAATATTAGATCACACAAATGCTAAGTACATTGCTGATTATATAAACGAAAATCTTAAAAACTATGTCGAAAAAGAAAAAGAAAGGTGATAGCTGGTTTGGTAACATCTTCACCCGCAAGCGTGCCAACAGGACACGGAAGCTGCCCATGGCATACATAGAAGCATTGGCTACCCGCATACACCAGGAGCAGCCAACAAAGCAGATAATCAAGAATACCTTGGTGAGCTTCGCAGAGGAGCTCCTGGCCAAGGGATACTTCTGGCGGTTATCGGATGCCAAGTTCTTCAGGGACAAGCAGGCAAAAGCCTTTAAGAATGACTGGGATGCAGAAAGAACAAAGATTGATGATTACATTAATAATAAATCCGATAAGTAATGGCAGTATCCATTGAACACATTGAACGGGTACTTGCCTACCTGCAGGAGTACGGCGAGCCAGCTACCCTTGAACACTTCAACCTGCGACAAGATTCCCTGGAAAGATATAAGAGGCGTAAGAGGTTCTGGGAAACAAAGCAGCCTAAAGCCCTGATCATAGATATTGAGGTCACCCCACTACAAGCCCACACCTGGCACACCGGGAAACAGCGAATAGGCTATGAACAGATAATAAATGAATGGCACATGCTGTCCTATGCTGCCAAGTGGCTGTTTGGTCCTAATATCTATTCCGGGGTTCTGACTCCCAAGGAAGCCATAGCTAAAGATGATAGCCGGATCACCCGGGAGCTTTGGAAACTATTTGACCAGGCGGATATCCTAATAGGCCATAACATCATCAAATTTGACGTACCAAAAGCCCAGACAAGGTTTATAATGAATAAGCTAGCCCCTCCATCGCCATTCCAGATGATAGATACCCTTATAGTAGCACAGAAGAACTTCAGGTTCTCATCTAACAGGCTTGACTATATAGGGGAACTTATGCTTAATGACCGCAAGATACACACCGAGTATGCCTTATGGCTTAGGTGTATGGCTGGTGATCAGAAGTCCTTAGAAGAGATGTCTGTTTATAACCAGAAGGATGTATTTCTGGCGGAAGAGGCGTATGTGTTTTTAAGACCGTACATCAAATCACATCCAAACATGGCGATATACCAAGAAGCAATTGAACCTAGTTGTCCAACGTGCGGCTCCACTGAGATAGAGGAATGTGGTTATTATACCACGTCTGTCAATAGGTATCTTGCATTTAGGTGTAAGGATTGTGGAGCTATATGCCGATCCAGAAAAATAGATACTCCACTAAAGTGCAAGGGGGGAATAATGGCACCAACAGCAAGGTGATTCATAGATGCAATTTACAATTTGTAAATAAGAAAAGGGGCTTAATTGCCCCTTTTCTATTCTTTACAAGGTCTCGCGTATTGTAGGGATACTGCATTTACTCTCTCTTGCAGGCTCACGAATTCCCTCACGTCAAACAATAAAACCCGTGAGAAACAGTATGAATCGGTAATCCAAACCGTTATTGTTCTGTCTGCCCGCCTACGGGCAACCTATAAAGAACTAATTATCGCTTAACTCCGAAAAATTCAATATCACCTCAGACTGGGCTAATAACGCCTCGAATGTCTCTACCGGCATTGGGAGCTCAAGTATATCTCCATTAGTCATGCGGCATATCACATGACTCTTATCGGTCTCATTATAAGAACATATATGCATGGTGTTTATACGTATCTCCCCCTCTTCCATTCTGGGCTCCTGGCCAAGATTGGATTTTCTTTCTATCTCCTCCTCACTATCCATGTAGTACAATACCAATAATGGGATAAATGCCATTTTATATTTAATTATTAATTATTATCAATTTGTCACGTTTTTGCCGGCGAAAACGTGACATTTTAAAAAGGGCGCACGACCATTGTACCTTCCGGCCCTCGAGACGCTATGCGACTCTGACGGACGCTAGCCCTTGTTGCGGCAATGGGAGTCGAACCCACTATCCAAAGATTATGAGTCTTTGATGATTATCCGTTTCACTCTGCCACGGTGATGGGCGGGTATCCGAAAAACAGCCCCGTTACCGAAACTGAACCTGGCAATACCCTCCCGGGGGTCTCCTACATTACTTATCGGCCCACGACAGGTCGCCCTCTTGGGGGTTTTAGAGACAATATCATCATTTCGAAGAACTTTCAAACCCCCGCCAGAAGCGTTGATATCGACTTATCCAGGCCACACTCGTTGGCAAAATCTCCCGTGGCGGGGGCAAAATATTAATAATTCAATTCAAAAACAAAGATAAGAATTGTTTTTGATATTTCCAAATGTTTAAGGATAAAGTTTTTCAATAACCCACGATCCCACTGAGCCAACCTTGAGCCTATAGCGGGTTCTGTCATGTAGTCTATATTTGCCGTTATCCCAGAACTCAAACATATTGGGCTTTAGCCGGTAGCCACCCCAGTGTAACGGCCTCGGAACCTCCCTGGGGTATTTAAATATATATCTTGCCACCCTGAAAATAAGCCTGATTCTGCTGCTTAATACCTTGCTTTGTCTTGAGGCATGAGCACCAACCTTACTTATCCTGGGTCTGGTGGTAAAATAATCATTAGAGACATCCTCCGGTACCCGCTCAACATCCCCTTCTATACGTATCTGCTTATCCAGCTCGGGCCAATAGAACAGCAGCGCTGCCCTTGGGTTATCATCAAGATGCCTTCCTTTCTTACTATTATAGTTGGTGTAGAAGACAAAACCATCCTCGTCAAATGATTTCAGTAGTACCACCCTGGATGACACATCGCCGGAAGAATCAGCAGTGGATAGGATCATATATGATGCATCCCCGCTATAGGTCTTAGTTCTTAAGTTATACCAGACCTTAAATCTTGTAAATGGATTCTTTATCATTTGCGTCAAAGTTAATTACAATTTGTAAATTATCCAAATAAATTTGGATATTAAAAAATAATGTTTATCTTTGCAGAAATTCTGGTAGATTTGCTTTGATAATTGGAAATTTATGATTAGATTTGTCGAAGAATATAATAGCGGGGGGTGCTCAAGAGAAGGTTTCCAACCTTCGTTTCCAATTATCGGAACTACCAAATGCACCCCCACGTTATTTTATAGCCCCCCATAGTAATTTATTATCAACCCTACGCCGCCAAGGTAGGGGTAATGGCATAGCCGATCCAAGGTGGGTATGTTATCGTGGATAGTCTGACGATATAGGCCGTGGTTTGATGAGATGAAGCGACGAGGCGACGGGTGAGTAGACCTTCAGAAATGAGGGGGTGGGGGGAGTGTAGCTACTCACCCAGAGCTGAGAAAGCGATTTGAAGAGAACCTTTTTCTTTATGACCGGCTAAGGTGTTCAAATTTAACTTATATTCACGTAACTTGAACATGCTGATTTTCTGAACGGTATTCCCATACTATGCATTTTTCTGAGATTTTTCTTGCTTTTCTCATTTATTCCTTTTATATTTGCTGAAAATATTATTATGAGAAAAATAACAAAGAAAGCAATCAAGGGCATCAAGAAAGGTCATTTTGATGATTTGATGGATGCCATAGAGTATCTCCTTGATAGTTATGACGAAAATAAGTTTAACCTCGGCTATAAGTCCTGTCTCTCAGATATGTCTGTAAGAGCTCAACGCCTGGCAAGGCACATAATAACAAACCTTAATACCGGGGGAAGTTATCTTGATGCCCCAGAAGACAAACTGGTTAATGTAATAGAGGAATACTTTAAAGACGCTCTAGATGCCGAATAACCAGAATAAGATAACAGGGGTGATCTATTCTAAGCCCACCCGCACCGCACCAGATAAGAAGGGTAAGAATGGCGGCCAGGACTATGTTTTTACCTCAATAATCCTAGAGACTGATCATCCCATGCGTAAGTCCAAGACCTTCCCGGAGTTTGAGCTTGGCTCCAAGGGGCTTGGGATAGATGATTTTGAGGTTGGGGATAACGTGGAGATAACCTTCTTTGCCGAGGGGGAGGATATATCGTGGACTGACAAGCAGGGGAATAGGGTATCCAAGCATATATCCAAAAATAAGGCAATGTATATCAGACATTCAGATATTACCACTGATGATTCCAAAAGCGTGGGGAATTACACCCCGGCAGAGAAACGCCGGCTAGAGAAAGCAGAAAAGAGCATGTTAGAGCCCATGCCTGATCCCGATGAAGAGGAAGGAGATTTACCATTTTAATAAGAAACCATGAAAGCAACACTTGAATTTAACCTGGATGATCCTGATGACAGTATGGCGCACATGAGATGCGTTAAGTCGCTGGATATAGGTATCGTGTTGTTTTATATAACACACAACCTAAGACAAGAAACTGAGGACAGGAGAAAGCCTAAGACGGTCAATCAGGCAATTGAATATATATTCAACAGGATTGTTGAGGTTTGTGATGACTACAATATAAACATTAACGAGCTACCACGATGATAAAACTACTGATGTATTCCGCCTTAATTGTGTTAATAGTCAATGCGTTTATCTGGTTCATTGGCAGGGCCCGTAAATTAAAGGATGCGAATGATATAATTCTTGACCTTGAGTTATTAAAGAAATCAGGCAAATTATTAAATAATGACTGATATATCAAAATGCTCAGGGGTTAAGTGCCCTAAAAAGAGGTCCTGCTATCGCTTCCTGGCACCAGCCAGCAAATACTGGCAATCCTATGGCTCATTCCAATATGACAAGAATACCAAGTCCTGTGACCACTACTGGGATGTTGAAAAGTCACCCCTCAAACCCGCTATAGCACATAAACACCCTAACCCCTTACTAAATGAATAAAATACTCCTTGATATAATCCAATCATACCCTCCATACAGGAAATACCAACCCCTTATGGCTGCCGAATTAGCAGGTATAATACTCGAATTCATGGAGACATGCGCAAATATACCAGCCAATAAGGCCGATATTGACTTTATTCAGTGGTTTAAGGAGAGAAATATAGAAAATATTAATAAATAACCATGAAAATATCCCTATTTGGTTACAATTCGTAAATTACCCCCCGAACGGAGACAAGAAACTGTAAGCAAATAAGCCCAAATGACTGATAAAATAGAATATCATAATATATACCTGGCTGAAATGAAACATATTTGTATGATGGGAGTCACCCATCAATATAAGGGGGCATGGATCGCTCAGGCAAACCGATTTATCGATCCCACCGGCTTCAGAAAAGAATTCTTTTTATACCCAGATGCATTAAAAATAGTTGAGCATAACATAGACTCCACTAAAAAAGAGCAATTTATAGGCTGTTTAGGGGCAGGGTTAATGACTCAGAGCCACATAGGGAGAGGGATTAAGTAATAACGACTATATTTATGGTCACATGACTACAAAGGTAGACAAACAAGAGGGCGTTACACAAGTGAATAGCACACAATCTATCAATACATTACAATTACTCAACAGTAGGCCGGATGCAGTATACATACTATTCAGCAACCTGTTCCGGTTGATCAAGCCAACACGCAGTAAGTATAAGCTACCTGTCAATGCCATAGTTGTATTGAATAACTGTTATTTATATCATTGTTACAAGGGATCGATGTTTACAGAGAGGCAGATATATTTGTTAACTGGGTATTATGATAAGGGAAGGATAAAGTATTATATTGGATTGTTATTAGGTTTAGGGTATATAGAGAATAGTGATATTATAAAGGATATTAGGTATTATAGGATAACTATAGCGGGCATAGAAGTTATTAATTACTTTAATAGTACATATCAGGCTCAGTTGAGTAAGTTTTTATCTGATCATAAGATAGACTTATAGCGGGCGATGTCAGCCCTGTGATTGATATACAGCTATCCCAAAGTTGATATATATCAATCGATATGTTAAAAATTCATTTTTCTTAAAAATAATTTGTTTTTTGTATTGCCAATTAAATTAATTGGTTTAATATTGCTTTGTTATTGGTTCGTGTCGTGATGATACCGATTAGATTAACTGAGCGTTTCGAGAGAGTATAAACGCCAACGCAGGTGACGTATACACCCCAGATTTAAAACTTATCGGGATAGTGTCAAGTGATTAAATCATCAAATAGATGTGATATTTTGCCGTGTCTCGTAGTTAATGCAGTCCGATACTGCACACGGCGCAAGTTTAATTAATATTATGTTTAACTAATAATTAAGACAATGGAAACTTTAACCTTTATGTGGATTAATCTTGAGAATTTTATTATCTATTCTGATGAACGGAGAGAAAAGAGAGTTTGTAACTCTATATTGGCAATAGGTCATGTTGCTAATAGGAATATTGTTATTGATGCAAGCTTTGACGGGGATGAGAATGATATTATAGACCTCGTGGAGTCTGAGACTGAGAGGAAAATTACAAGGGATTGGGTGGTTAGGTATGGCGATGGTTTCACCGTAGACACGTGGAATAATTTGCTTCTCAAAAAGTATAAGATTGTTGAGGCCGATGAAAAATAACGTAGCGCAAGGTCTGGGCGGTGAAAGGCCGCCCCTCCCTTCGGGGGGTCGCTCATAGCTAATTATTAATGTGATTATGTTTAACTAATACACAAAGAGATGAATAGACTAACCAAATTACAGACAAGCATTGTGAATGCACACCTTAAGGCTAAATCAGAGGGTAAGTTTTCTGATCCTGCCTTGGACGGCAGTTGGGCAGGCATTAAAGAGGCTCTATTGAGGGGCGAGACCATTAGAATATTATATGAAGAGATTGAGATCAGGTATTGCTCCATAACCTCTATTATACTCAGCAATCCGGCTACCTTTAGCCATATGAGTCAGAACTATAAGGCTGATATCAGGAAGGGATTCAGAATATTCTTAAATAAACTTAATATTCAGTAATTATGAGAACACAAAGAACATTATCAGTAGGCTTATGGCTGTATTATGCCATTGTGATGATCTTTATTTTAGTAGTAACCATTTTTTAACTCTAGCGGGCAATGAAAACAATTAACAGTAAACGGAGGTTTTATATCACCGGACTAGACAGGGGCATCCCTGTGCATTTTACCTATTTTTTAGGTGAGTTTCTGGACGAGGGAAATAATTTCGAGATAGCTTATGCGATGCAAGAGAGTCTGGATGCTATTCTAGATTTAAAAGTAGGGCAGGCATTGACCATGCATTCCAACAGAGACCACAGGACTGACGATAACATAATCATTGTTTATCGTAATCAGTAATCACAATCCCTGATACAGCTAGGCTGTGGCCTTCAATGTGCAATCAGGGAGCAAATTAACACCAATAAAGATATGAATACAGCAATCAAATTCAATGTACTGATTACCTCAATCTGGGGCAGTCATCCAATACGCAAAACCCCCTATAGTTCTCAGGATAGGGCTATATATGCCTTAAAACAGAGGATTCTATTAACTGATCTAGGGGAGAAATATAATACTGGTAAGATTATGTTTGACCTTATAACTATAGAGGGCGACAAACAAATAGCAAAACAATGTATAAACCTTAAATTCAATTAATTATGAGCACGCCAAATTTCTGCTACAAAAATCGCTGTATAGTGGTCACAGATGAGGACTACGAAGGCGGTAATTATCCGGTAATAGACCGGATGACAAGAGAGTACAACAGAAATTATCCTTCCTATGAACTAAGGGAACAGCCAGATGTTAAGACTCTTATAGCTATTATGACTTTTGCTTACTATAGCGGGGCATGTATAGACTATATTGAGGCAGACTATGATTATCAGGAGGACGGTCTGACCGAAGATGAATATCAGGCTCTCCTTGAAAAAGAGACTACCATAATGAATGAGTTTCTGGATATACTCAGGGATGGCTATGGACTGACTGAGGTTGGGTGCATTGGTGTGGCCTCTAATGGCGAGGCATTCTATAGAGAGATTAATTAATCACTTAAATATTATCATTATGAAAAAATCAACAGAAAAAGTAATCACAGGCGTAAAGGCCTTTAATAAGGGTATGACCTGTAAGGGGTTTCAGTATGAGGAAGGTAAGACATACGAGACCGATGAAAAACCAGTAAGATGTACGAAAAATGGCTTTCACTTCTGTACCGAGCCATTAGATGTTTTAAGATACTACTATCCGTCCGATAGTGTATTTCATCTAGTAGAAGGCTTTGGCGAGGCTGATACTGATAACAAAGACAGTAAGATTGCTGTCTCTAAAATTAAGATAGGTGCAAGGGTCGGGATAGGAGAATTCTGTAAACTAGCCATTGAGGCTGTTTTTAAGAGAAGGGGTGTTAAGAGGGTTTCTAACTCAGGGGACAGGGGTCTGGCCTCTAACTCAGGGTACAGGGGTTTGGCCTCTAACTCAGGGTACAGGGGTTTGGCCTCTAACTTAGGGTACAGGGGTTTGGCCTCTAACTCAGGGAACTATGGTCTGGCCTCTAACTCAGGGGACTATGGTCTGGCCTCTAACTCAGGGGACAGGGGTCTGGCCTCTAACTCAGGGTACAATGGTCTGGCCTCTAACTCAGGGGACTATGGTCTGGCCTCTAACTCAGGGTACAGTGGTCTGGCCTCTAACTCAGGGGACTATGGTCTGGCCTCTAACTCAGGGGACAGTGGTCTGGCCTCTAACTCAGGGAACTATGGTCTGGCCTCTAACTCAGGGTACAGTGGTCTGGCCTCTAACTCAGGGAACTATGGTCTGGCCTCTAACTCAGGGGACAGGGGTCTGGCCTCTAACTCAGGGTACGGGGGTCTGGCCGAGACATCAGGCAGGGACTCTCTTGCTGTGGCTTTTGGCGTAGATAGTAAGGCGAGAGCATCCCTAAATTCTTATATCACCCTATCTGAATTGGAATATTGTGATAATGAGTGGATTTTAAAAACCGTCAAAACCGCTAAAATAGACGGTAAAAAACTCAAAGCTGATACATGGTATAAACTACAGGGCGGTAAGTTTATTGTTGCTGAATAGCATTAAATAACTATATTTGTCAAATCACATAAATACACAAAGCAATGAGAACAGTATCTAATAACATCAAAACTAAGATCACCACCAAAACTGGTGGTACTATGGGCGGTTATCGTATGAGTCCGCAATCAACAGAGCCAGACAACTCACCGGATCAGATGGACATTGAACAAATGACCTATAACCTGACTGAATTAATCTGCCTGACTGAATTAATCTGCAATGCCTCACCGGAGACAATAGCTAAAGTAGCTGAGTATCTAATGAGCGAAAATGTCACCTATGATAAGCAAAAAGGAGTGTTTATTATCGGGTAGTTGAATCTATGGGTGCAACTGGGGGAGATAAATACCTCCCTGCCTATAGATAGGCTTAAATCAATCAGAAATCACTAAAAACCATGAAAAAGCTATTACTACTACTTATTTTTAGCCTGACCCCTATAGCGGGATTCGCACCAGAATTCAGGACTATCCCTATTAAAGAATCAGGTGCGATCCTGTATTTGGATTGGCAGGATATTGAGATTCTGATGCATAAATACCAGATAATGCATCCGGCTATTGTCCGGTCACAGATCATCTTAGAAACAGGATGGTTAAAAAGCGATCTCTACAGGCTCAATAAAAACCTCTTTGGCATGCGCTATGCCCCGCTAAGGGAGACTACTGCCATAGGATCACAAAACAATCATGCCCTCTATAGTTCTTATGAGGACTGTATAAGGGATTATAAATTATGGCAGGACTTGTACTATAGCGGGGGTGATTATTACGCCTTCCTGCACCAGATAGGGTATGCTGAGGATAAGGGCTATATCACAAAACTTAAAAATATTGTCAAATAATTTGGAATTGTCAAACATTTAATTTATATTCGCATTATGAAACTAATAAACGACACAATAGGGGTCAATACAAAAGACTTGGAGATATTCCTGAAGCTATTATCAGCCTATGGGGAGGATATTAAAAATCCATATGTAGTGGATGCCTCCCAGAGTATTATTGATCATCTCTTTAGCGGGGAAGACCCATTAAAAAGTGAATTTGAAGCATGGAGCAAAGGACAAATAAAATTCAATTAAGCCATGAAAAAGCTCTATTACATACTTGAGTTAATTGGCTTGCTGTTGTTTTTAATGGTTTGTTTATTAAGCTAAAAAGATATGAAAACAGAATTATTTAAAAAGGTTTACATCCGCTCAGAAGCGGATTTGCCAAAAGAAGAAGGGGTATATTTTGCACATTCAGTAATGAGTAAAATTAGTTTAATACAATGCACATTAAATGATTTAATTATTGGTAATGGTGTTTACGACTGGTATCTTCAGCCTATTTCCGAGACACAACTCAATAGGGAGAGAATAATTAAGGTATTAAATAAACATCTTGGTTATTCTACTGCTCATTATACAACTTATGAAATAGCAGCGCAAATAAGACGTTTTGATAAGATTGCCGATGAACTCACTCAGGGGCAAGAGAGCAAGGTAAATCTGCAAAAAATAGCGAGGGCGAGTATGCAACCTAACGGCTGAGTATAACCGCCAGTTGGCGATTAAATAGTAATAACTTTCAAAATACAGGTAGAGATGGAAAAGAAAACAAAAGTATCAAAAACGCAGAAACCCGCCAATTGCGGTTATACTGTGTTAGCAACTGTGCCTTATCAACTATGTCCAAAGTGCGGTGGAGATGGTACAGTAATGGTCCAAAATTGGAATGGCTCACCTACTTCGATTAGTAGCGGACTACAAACCTGTAATTTGTGCGGTGGGGCAATGATAATACCTATGCACATAATCCCTACAGAACATAAGATACAGGGTTAGTGGCATTGTTGCTAACGGACAATGGAAAAGATGAAAGAATTAATAACGAAATGTAAGGCGTCTGTAACAATTAGTGTTAATGAACACCGGAACTGTTATGAGACAGTAAGGGAAAAATTCAATAGTGGCCCAGATGCTGATTTTAGAGAAGAAATTGACGAGGATGTGTTTAATAAGATGGTAGAGACAGATACTATTATTGAGATTCAGTTCTATCCCAATACTCCCGTTGGATTTTATCGAGTTTATCATTATGATATTGAGAAAGCGATTGACCAAGCACTGTCTATATTAAACGAAAGCGCAAGCTAATTTTTATTTCGGTTTTGCGCCTAACTACCGGGTATAAGTAACAATCCTACTTTAATCACTCTATTTGAGCAGATATAAGTAAAACATCATGAAAAAAAGAATAATAATAAATGCGATCTGCCTGTTAACGGTTATAGGTATGATATCTTTAGCGGGGGTCTATCTTTGTGGGCAGATAATAGATATTCTATCGAGATGAAGACCTGTAGCTTTCCTGAGTGTGATCGGCCTGTTTTCTCACACTCATATTGTCGGTATCATCAATACCAAAGGCATCGCCGCGGAGGTGATCTCTATAAGGCAAGACCTCGCAAGATTAAACCGGAGTCAGATAAGCGTAAGAAAGAACACATCCGATATCTGGATCAGATTAAGATGTTTGTCCAAGAATGCAAGGATAATGGCACGTTCTATTGTTTTATAACGAAGGAGCCCTTTGATGATACTATAGACGGTCATTGGACTATTCATCATCTCAGGGGGAGAACCGGGGATTATTATCTAGATAAGGAATTCTGGATTTTGACCAGACAGGGCAATCATGGTAAGGTATTCCATGGGCGCATGACCTACGACCAGTTAAGGGTTCAGCCCTGGTGGCCGGACTTTCTCGTAAGATTAAAGGCTAAGGACGAGGCTAGTTATAATAAGGTAATGAGGATGGCCGACAAGAGTAAACCACTACACCCAAAATTATGGGATGATGACGAAATACTTTAAAATAAATTTGGTAATGTCAAAAACATATTTTATATTTGACTTTTAAATCATAAACTAAAAATAAGAAGAAATGGCAAAGATTATTAAATTAGAAACAAAGATGTTTGATGGGAACCCAAGCACTACGGTTGAACTTGATAATGGCGTTAGTGGGTATTTACAAAAAGAATCTACACCCGGCCTACAGGTCGGGGATGAAGTATCCTCCCAAGTGGTAGATTATGTGAGTAAAGGTAAAGGAAGGCATTCGAACCTGGTCACGCTCCAGAAGGTAGCGAAGACTCCCGTTAGTCAATCTGTGCCAACATTTACCCCTGTCCCGCTCCAGCAATTTCCTGTTAATACAGAGAAAGAGGTTCCGAAAGATAAGGTCTTTGAGCTCAAGGTGGAAGCAAGCATCAGGCTCGCCGAGGTTATCCTTGAGGCTTTCTTTAATGACAAGATTGACACCCTGAAAGCTATTGAGAGGCATAAGGAATGGAGAACCGTTCTGGAGGGAGTAATCGATGAGCTCGCAAGCAGATAACCGGGATACTTATTTTTTATTAAAAGTATATTGGGGACTGATCCTTAATGATGCTTGCGAAAAGACTGGCCTGGCACCTACAAAAGAAAATAAACTCAGATTACATGAAGCTCATAAGAAAATATACGATACCGAGTCAATATCCGGGAGACCTTATGAGTATGTGTCTGAGTTTATTTTTACAATCGTGGCTTGGTATGCCAGCGAGTTGGGTATATTCTTAAGGACTAGCGGGGCTATGCCGGAAAACATTGATTCAATGCCCCTTTCAGAATGTTGGGAATTTTTATAAATAGATGAAATTAAAAGAACTGGTACAATTAGAGGGGAAGTTTGGTTTGATAACATTTGGCAAAACATCAGAACTCAAACAGCTCCACGGGAAGATAAAGTGTATAGACGATGAAAAGGACGAGATCACATTCAAATCAACAATGCGAAAGGTTTTCCACCTGCGGGCAAGAGATATTAAATCATTCGAGGAAAAGGAACCCCTGCCAGAGATCACAGAGGTACGTGGACGTAAGGTACTTTGGGCCGGAGGAATACTCGTCTATGAAGATAATGGAAAAGAATACGACAGTAAACGATAATACACGGACAAAATGAGCTTCGCTATCAATAAAGACTTTGACCACGCTAAGGCTAGCATTGGCGAGACAGGAGATACCCTGGAGATAGTCAGACTAGGGAAAGAAGACTTTGGAATGTTTCTCCATAGAACTGATGGCGTGTCTGAGGAATATGGGTGTTTTACACTTGAGGAATTAAAGGCAATTTATTGGATACTATCAAAATAAATGAAAATGCGTAGTTTATTTTTCAGGCAGGGCAGTATTGGGAGGAATGGCATACCGTTAAAGCCTAATCCCAATAAGACTACCGTCCATGAAGAGCTGGAATATTGGAACGCCCTGCATGTCTACAGAAGAATTAATGATTACTATAGAACAAAATTAAGGTTCAAGACTAAATCTCTACAGGGACTTGAATCTTCTGATTTTGCCATGATGGTTATGGAGAAAATAATCAGCGAGGATGTATCGTGGCAGAGATCAGGGAAAGCTTGTTTTATAGATTTCGTTTATGATGTGGCCAGGGGGCAACTAAGCCATTTTATTCGGGATAATAAAGAAAGGCGCTTCATGAGTTATGATTTTACTCAGGACAGGATCGGAACAAATAGAATTAAAGATAATTATAATGGATTTTAATGCTTAAAATTATGAAAACCAAGCAAGTTACCAAACAAAGAAAACAGGCACGCAAGGCATGGACCGTAAATGACGATCTCAAGGATAATTTCGAGGTCGTGATGTTAGATGACTTTGATGTCATAGATGAACTGGCTTTATGTGATGTCTTAATGGCAGAAGATGAGTGAAAAATCATTGCATAAATCGGTCTGTGACTATATCCGGCTCCAGTATCCCAAGGTCCTGTTTAACTCAGACATGTCCGGGATCAGGCTTACCATTGGGCAGGCTACCCAGGCAAAGAGATTGAGGTCAAATCAGGGATTCCCGGATATAGTTATCTATGAGGCCAGGTGTGGTTGGAATGCCCTGTTTATTGAGCTTAAGCGCGACGGGGAGCGCATCTACAAGAAAGACGGCAGTCCGGCTACTCCACATATAGCTGAACAGGCCGAGTGTCTTAAGATGCTCCGTGAGCGCGGTTACGAGGCTCAATTCGCAATAGGCTTTGACCAAGCAAGAGAGATAATAGACCAATACCTTGAGATGTGAGGATACCTTATAAAAGCAAGTTTCATCTTAGATCAGCCTTCCGGCATTATCTTAGGGAAGGGTATTATCAGTTCTGCCTGGATGCATGGTACTATGGCGAGTTTGACTTTTTTATAGACATGCTTGGCCTGCTACAGCGTCATTACAAATCAGAATTCATAAGATCAGGCACATACCAGCATATGGTGGAAATTTATTATAACGAGAAATGGAATCCCAATCTCCATAATCCGAATAATGGTGAGCCACGTCCAGACCGCTATGGCTGGGCATTAAAAGAAGAGAAATCATTTAACCTATCAGACATATTAAAATGACAATAAGAGAAAGAGAACTAATTAAGATCGCCAAGGCACAGCATAAGGATGCCCTTAGAAACAAGGAGCTCTATAAGCAAAAGAGAGATGCTCTTATTATGCGTATAGTGGAATCTCCCATTCCTCTATGGGGCGGTATAAATATAATAGTTTCAAAGATATGACAAGGCCAGAAAGACGCAGGGAGATGAAGCGCATCACCAAGGAGTTTCAATATATCGATAAGCATACCCCGTTCAGGAAGCTGATGCAGGGTAATGAGTTTGCCTCATTAGATAAAGAAACCCTGGAACTCTTATCAAAGGGGGAACACCCTGATAAGAATCTTCAGGAACGCTTTACATTAATGAAAGGATTGTTTGATCGGGTAACCCAATTAAACTTCAGGTACTGGGCACTTAAAAGACCAGAAGCGCATCCTTCAAGTCCAGAAGACCTAGTTCGCCCGAAAACGGTAAGTCTTTAGTCTCCTCCCGGTCTGGGATGACAACTTTAAGTATGGCATGCGGGCTATGGAGCACCTTATCACCAACATTAACATCCATGGGTAGTGCGGCAGTACCTTTTCCGGTCATCACCACAACACTAAGGGCAGATGGTTCTCCTTTAACCTGGTTGGGGACAATAAGACCACTGGCACGTACTTCTTCTTTCTTTGGCAGTTCTTTAACTAATAATTTTGTTGCGCCTATTCTTTCTGACATTTTTCTTGTTTTTTATGCAACAAAGATAGGGAAATATTTGGATTTGTTAAAAATGTTTTTTACATTTGGATCATGAATTATTGTATTAATCGGGACGATAGGCTCGAAAGACAGATAAATGTCCTTAACGAGTTTGAGAGGATGGGGATAACTGTAAAGCGCATATCCGCTTATGTCACTAAGCCGGGATGGGTGGGCTGTCGTCAGAGTCACCTTAAGTGCCTTATGAATATCTACATCACAAAAGAGATAAGCGTAGTCTATGAAGACGATGTGATATTCCTTTATAATAGGGAGGAGTTTACTGATTTCTTGCTCTTTGCCATGGAGGAACTGCCCAAAAACTGGGATGTCCTATACCTTGGAGCGAGCCCGCAAGGGCCACAGCAAAGATATTCTCCTCATCTCTATAGGCTGTCTAAAGCATGGACTACTCATGCTATTATGTGGAACCCGCATAGTACAGTAATAAATGACATACTAAATGCCGAGGATCGTGATGAGATAGGTAAATGGGACGTGTTCCTTAGCGAAAAGATAATGCCTAATTATAATGTCTTTGTCACATGGCCGATCCTATGCTCACAGAGGCAGTATAAAAGTGACACCTGTACCAGATCGGATGTTAGCACAATTTTGGTGAATTATAAAAAATATTGCCCATGAATCCACATGACATAACCAAAGCATTTGAGGAGATGATCTCGGACTACACCGGGGCTCCTTATTGTGTGACCGTAGATAATCAGAGCAATGCTCTTTTTATGGCATTGATGTATGAGGATATAAAGGGCAAGGAAATAACCATTCCTTCCCATACATATCCTTCCGTGCCCTGCGAAATAATATGGGCTGGAGGAAAGGTTGTCTTTGAGCCATCCCCGCGATTACTAAAAGGTGCATATCAATTAAAACCAACTCGGGTATGGGATTCGGCGCTTAGATTTACCGCCGATATGTATATCCCTGGTACATTCATGTGCTTGTCTTTCACGGGACAATGGAAGCGCCTTAAGATAGGCAAGGGAGGTGCTATACTTACCGATGATTATACTGCCTATTTATGGCTTAAGAGATTTCGTTATAGTGGGAGGAGGGAATGCTCGTATCATGATGATAATCTTGATATGTTAGGCCATAATTATTATCTCCCTCATATTCTGGCCGCTATAGGACTACAGCAGATGCTTGGGTTTTATAACCAGGATGGAACTAAGAGAGATATGGAAGACATAGAATTACCATATCCAGACCTGTCTAAATTCCCAGTATATAAGACATGAGGCTGGGTATAATGCAACCATATTTTCTTCCCTACCTGGGATACTTTCAATTAATGAAAGCAGTAGATACTTTTGTTTATTATGATGATGTTACTTACATTAAGCAGGGTTGGATAAATAGGAATAATATACAGCTTAATAGGAATAATTATAGATTTACTCTTGAGTTGCGTGGAGTAAGCTCTTTTAAGAAGATAAATGAGATAGAGGTGGGCGCAAATAGGCAAAAGTTGTATAAGACGTTTGTGCAGGCATATTCTAATCATCCTTATTTTGAACAAGCACATTGGGTTATTTATGAGATATTCCATTCTCAATGCGATAATCTCTTTAACTACATACTTCAGACACACCAGATTCTTTTCGGATATTTAGGTATTGATATTAACTTTATCATCTCCTCAAAAATAGAAAAGGACTGTTCCCTGCATGGGAAAGATAAGGTTATAGATATCTGTAAGCGTCTTAAGGCTACATCTTATGTTAATGCTATAGGTGGCCAGTCTTTATATGACAAGGAGGAATTTAAACAACAGGGGATAGATTTATTTTTCTTGAAGTCTGATGAAAATCTGCCTAACTTATCTATCATAGACGTTATTATGAATCACAGCCCGGGAGACATCAGAACTATGTTAACTAAATATACGCTTATATGAATGATTTATTAAGGATGATGGTTCGGATACGACTATTTGAAGAAAAGGTTTCTGAATATAAATTAAAGGGATTAATAAAAGGTCCGGTTCATTCATGTATAGGACAGGAGGCTGTTTCTGTCGGAGTTTGTTCCGCCTTGGGAAAAGATGATTATATTATAGGCAACCACCGGTCTCATGGTCATATCATAGCCCGCGGTACCGACCTGAAGAGACTTGTACGCCAGATAGTTCATGGTGTAGGATCAATGCATGTCAATGACCCCTCTCTTGGGTTTATCTTATCTACCGCAATCGTCGGGTCTGGACTTTCTCTCGCCTGCGGGATGGCATATGCCTCTAAGTTTAAGAAAGAAAATCGGGTGGTTTGTGTCTTCTTTGGAGATGGAGCAGTCAATGAGGGAACATTCCATGAGTGTATGAATATTTCATCTAGATGGGGATTGCCAGTTCTTTTTGTTTTAGAAAACAATCATGTAGCCGTGACTACTATCAATACAACCCATATTAATCTGGAAGAATTCACTTCGGCCTATAGGATGGACTATTGGGAGGTTGATGGTCAGAATGTAGTTGAGGTGAATACGGCAGCGAAAGAGGCGATAGGGCGCGTGAGGGAGAATAGGCCCTATCTACTGGAAGTAAATACACACAGGTTCCGTGAACATCAAGAAGGGGCGGCCTATGAACGCATGAAGGAGACAGGTTATCGAAACGAGATCGTGGCGCAATATTTTCGGGAAAACGAAGACCCTATTGGCTATTATGCCATTGGTCATATTATAGAACAGGAAATGGAGCTAGTAGAAGATGCGTTTAAATCTATAGAACAATGAAATACGGAGAAGCTATAAGAGAGGCATTATACCAGGAGTTAAAATCTGACGATTCAGTTGTCTTATTTGGGGAAGACATAAGATATAATCTTTATGGATATACGGGGGGCTTATACGAAGAATTTCCCTCCAGGGTAATAGACGTTCCCCTGATGGAGTATACTATCGTAGGCATGGCTATAGGTGCGTCTATGACCGGATTACGCCCCATTGTAGACCTGACTGTTGCTAACTTCCTGTACATGGCAATGGACCAGATAGTAAATGTAGCTTCGAAAATGCGATCCATGCATAATATTGATCTGCCTGTCACGATAATGTGTGCAGAAATGGAAGGTATGGGTCCTCAGCATTCTGATAGACCCCACGATATGTTTCGTATGATCTCCGGCCTAAAGGTGGTCACCCCGACATCTCCGCAGGATGCCTATAGGATGTTAAGGGGGGCTATCCGTGACAATGACCCGGTTATTTATTTTTCCGATAGAAGCTTGTTTTATCAGGAAGGAGATGTTGTATTATGAGAACAATTCTGGTATCCGGTGCGTCGGGCGTAGTGGGTTATGGTATACTAAAATCTCTTGCTGATACCGATCATCTTCTCATAGGGACAACAATATATGATTACTCTATAGCTACGGCATTCTGCGATTATGTAGAGAAGATACTTCCTACCGAACATCCTGGTTATATAGAGCAGTTATGTACTATCATAGACAAATACCATGTTGATATGATAATACCAAGCATAGAATGTGATATGTATAAGTGGAATAAAGCAAGAAATGTTTTGCTATCTACAAGAGCATTCCCCCTTTTGAATAACAGTGAGCTTATTGACCTGTGCTATGATAAGTGGGCTTTCTATGAGAAACTCATGGATAATAGCCCGCAATACGCTATCCCAACCGTAATCGGAACCAGAGATAGTCCCTATCCCTTCCCCTTTCTCCTAAAACCCAGGCATGGTTATGGTTCCCGTGGGATAATAAAAATAAAAGACGAAAAGGACTTTGGGTTTTATCAGGATAAGATACGGGGATGCGATCTTATGATACAGCCCATTATAGGAACAGAAGAAGAGGAGTACACGGTATCTGGTTTTTTCGATAAGAAATCCAGCTTGGTAGATTATTTCCCACTAAAAAGAAAACTATCCAAAGAGGGATTTACTCAGGAGGCAGAGGTAGAGGACAGGAATTTTGGTAATGTTTTAATCGAGCTAGCCAAGATATTCAAGCCCATTGGTCCCACCAACTTCCAATTCAGGATGCAGGACGGCATGCCTAAGCTGCTGGAGATAAATCCGCGAATATCTTCAGCAACATCAATAAGGGCGCTCTTTATGTATAATGAGGCAAAAATGAGTATCGATTATTTTATTAATTTTATACGCCCGCAGATGACTGATAAGTCTATACTAACAGGAAGGAAAGCAATAAGATATATGGAGGACTTTATTTTTTAATATATGTGGCAAAAAAAAGGATTAATATACGCCTGTGACATCCTGGGGACGGGCTATGCTCAGGATGCATTTATAGATATTATAAGTGATAAGGTATGGAGAATATATTTTACATCCAGGACTAAGGAGGTGGTGAGCCTGCCTTTTCGTATGGACGTAGAGGCCGGGAATCCATCTAATATTCTTAGTGTAGACAGGGAACCATTATTTACCCCAGGAGCTCCCGGGACTTTTGACGATAATGGCATAACCATGACATCCATAGTAGATACAGATAATTACAAGTATCTCTATTATTGCGGATGGAATAAGGGAGGATCGGTGCCGTATTCGTTAAGCATAGGATTGGCCGTGGTAAATGGGGATGTTGTAGAGAAAAGGTTTGATGGTCCCATTATGGAGCGGTCGATACATGATCCAATATGCGTGTCGGCGCCTATGGTGATACGAGATGATTATGACACGTTCCGCATGTGGTTTATTTCATTTACAAGCTGGGAGATGTATAACGGAAGGATGGAGCCCACCTTTGTAATAAAGACGGCCTATTCATATGATGGGATAAACTGGACTCCGGTAGCCAAGCCTTGTTTTAAATCTAAATATCAAGGGGAGTCATTTGCCAGGCCGTGGGTTATAAAAGACGGAGGCGTGTATAAGATGTGGTACTCTGTAAGAGGCCCGGAGGGTTATAGGGATAAGAATGGACAGCACTATATGCTGGGATATGCCGAATCTAATAATGGAGAGAATTTCAGAAGAGAACCAATAGATATATCTACATCGGACGAGGGCTGGGACTCTGAGATGATCGAATATGCATCGGTGCTTAAGTATAATGGCCATTATCATATGTTATATAATGGCAATCAGTTTGGTAAAACGGGGTTTGGCCACGCAGTAAGGAAAATATAGGGGATATGACATATACAATGATAGCAACTATGGTCAGGGATGACAATAGTTATATAGACGAGTGGGTGGATTATCATATGTCTATAGGATTTGAGAGGGTGCTTATCTATGATCATAAAAGCACTATCCCGGTTGAGGCAAAATGGGGTGATAGGGTAATAGTTAAAAGAATAGATGTTGATCTCCCATTTAAGGAATACCTTCATCTGTCTACCTTCCGTGATTTTAAGCCATTCTGGATGATGACCTGTGATGTTGATGAGTTTCTTGTATTGCTTCATCATAAAGATGTAAGAGATTTATTGGTGGGTTATGAGCAGTTTGGCGGCCTTGGCATACCGTGGTCTATGTACGGAAGTTCAGGTCATATCAATAAGCCCGAGGGACTGGTAAGGGATAATTATCTATGGAGGACGGTAGATACCCCAGATAAGCAGTATGTTAAAACCATAGCCAATACGCAGTACTTCACTAACATGAATGATCCGCACTTCGTCTATTCCTCACGTCCCGTTGTTAATGAGGCTTTTGAGTCCTTCCTTGGGTCTCTAACCTCCTCTCCCAGAAAGATATGTAAGATTAATCATTACTTTACCAGGTCTTATGATGAATGGGTGCTTAAAAGAAACAGGGGAACAGGTTATGTTAATGTGCCCCAGAGACCAATGGACTGGTTTTATGGGGTACTGAATGGGTCAATAATTTATGATCCTGTTATTTCTAATGTAAGGTGGGGACTGACAAGGTTGTGGGATTATGGTAAGTATAGGATATATCCGACATCCAGTGATGAATTCCCATCATACCTGAGTTATTATGATGAGATATTCTTGCCCTACAAGGACAGGGAGATAAATGTTTTTCAGGTTGGTTGCCCGGAGGGCGGGAGTTGTAAACTATGGGAAGATTACTTTATGCACGCTAAGATAAGAAATATTGATACAGCAGACCGGCATATCCCTACTGGTAATACTGATATGGTAAGATTTAGTTCAGACAGGGTTAGCTTTAAAATTGTTGACTTTAATATATTAACCCCTGCTTATTTTGAGGATTTCCCTGTAGATATAGCTATTGATAGCCGCCCCAGTAACTTATCTAATCAGATTGCATTTATAGGCACCATGTATCCTTTTATCAAGGAGGGCGGGATGTTGATAATAGAAAGTGTCGGGGGGATAGATGATCTTGTTAATGAAGTCAGGGGATTTGGGCATCCATACGAGGTAGTAGACCTTAGAAATCAATCCAATAACCCAAATAGTGTCTTATTTATCATACGTAAATGAGCGAGGTTTCTTTAGTCATAACATCATTTAATCGCCCCGACTTACTCCACCGTACAGTAAGTAGTTTTAATAAGGTCAATACATATCCAGTGAATGATACGATCATTATAGATGATTCGGGTAGTAAGAAGATGCATAATTCCATGGTTAGATTATACTCAAAATATAATCTTATTATTAATGAAAAGAATATAGGGCTAGTGGAGAGTATCGACAAGGCATATACCAGGGTTACCACGCCATATATCTTTCATTCAGAAGATGATTTTGACTATATTAAACCGGGATTTATAGAAAGATGTATTTCAGTCATGGAGCATGATCCTAAAATATTCAGGGTTGGTATAAGGGGCTTTACACATAGAAAATCCTTTGGAAAGGTAGAATATATAGCCGGGGATGTTAAATATAAATTACCCGCAGTATATTCTATGGACCAGGATGCATGGGGTAACCAGTTCTGGTTTGGGTTTGGCTTTCAATGTGGGATGATCCGTAAGAGCGCCTATGATCTGGTGAGACCATATACCCAGTATTCAACCCCGGATGAGTTTATAACTATAAGAGAGTGCCGGATAGGACTGGCGTATCATGCCCTGGGATTACTGGCGGTAAGCCTTACCGATGATTATGCTATGCATACCGGCGGCAGGAGAAGTACTTATGGATTAAGAATGGATGGTTAATATAAATATTTTTTATGAAAATTAAGGTAATGAGCGTCGCCTATGAGCGTCCAATATCAATGAGGATTTTGCTGGATTGTTTTTTAATGCAGACAGTGCCGAACTGGGAGTTAATTATTATCCATGACGGCAATGCAAGTGCAGATGTACTCAAGACAGTTTCTTTATATGATGATCCCCGTATTCAATTCAGGGAATCTCCCGAGCGATATGGCCAGTACGGACATCCAAACAGGAAAATATTCTTATCAGAGTTATCGGGTAGTAAAGAGGAGTTTATCATACTTACTAATGACGATAATTATTATGTTCCTATACTGGCGATAGAGATACTTACAAGGTGCAAGCCAGATGTTGGTATGGTATACTTTGATACAGTGCATAGCCATTTCTTATACAATGTGCTTAAGACAGAAGTTAAGGTAGATCGGATAGATGTGGGTTCTTTTGCCGTAAGGGCAGATGTAGCTAAAAAAGTAGGCTTTAATAATTTTGCTTTTAACGGGGATGGTTATTATGCTTGTGCGTGTGCTCAATATTGCAGAACTCATAAGTTAAAAGTAGAATATATCCCCAAGCCGTTATTTGTACATAATTAATGAGAAACCTGATTATAACCACTATTGGTGAATATAATCACTATTCTCTATGGGCTGAAGGTACTCATAGCTATGATCTTTACCCTATAGATTACAGAATAATTAATACATTCAAGTATCCTGGGATATTTAATACTATTACTAATAATCCACATCTGCTTAATTATGATTATTATTGGATGCCAGATGAAGACATATGGGCAACCCCGGATATGATAGATGACTTGTTTGCATCCATGAATAAATTTAATATCTGGCTGGGGCAGCCCTCTATTGCAGACACGCCTGATTCATTCCCGTCATGGAAACAACTGGCTCATAGTGATGGCCCGGATATTATTATGACTAATTTTGTGGAGATAATGTGTCCGTGTTTCTCTAATTCTGCATTAAGAAAGTGCTTGTCGTTATTCAATAAGTCCGTATCGGGATGGGGACTAGATTTGGTATGGAGTAAAATTGGCTCTGGAGAGAAGATGGCTGTGATAAATAACATTGCCGTTAAGCATACTCGTCCAGTGGGGGGCGGTATGCTGTATAAAACCCTTTCTTCGCAAAGGATATATCCCTCTGTTGAGAGAAAACGATTAATGAGAGAGTACGGCATCTCGTCAATAGATATAAAGACATGGATATAACATTCTTGATAACTACCTATAATAGACGGGAATCCTGTCAGCGGCTTGTAGACTCACTTCAGGGACTAGGCAATATAGTCGTTGTGGGTGATAAGGTTGATTATATCATAACCGGCTGTAAGTTTATCAATCTCCCCATCCATTACGGAAGGACTGGATATTTGCGGGTGGTAGAGGCATTATGGGGGAATCGTGGCAAGGCTGATTATTACTTCATGCTACCGGATGATTTCATGTTAATGCCTGACGCTACCCGATTGGGTTTAAGGCTATGGCATGAAATTAATGACCCGCAAAAGATATGTCTTAACCTCTATGCCGACAGGATAGGGATGAAATGCTGGACTAATTTCAAGCCGGCAGATTGTGGTAGTATATGGCAGACACAATGGGTGGATATGTGTTTCTTAGCCGAGGAAAAGTTCTTTAAGATATTCTTCTATTCTAACCGCCATACGGCAAGGGGTTCCATAGCTACCGCTACCGGGAGTGGCGTAGGGGCATTAATCAGTAGGAGATTCCACTATAGTAAGTTCAGCCTTTACCAGGTCAAGGAAAGCTTAGTCTATCCACAGGAAGAGCACGCAATAAGTCAGATGCATAATAATGAGAATATCAGCACATATGGCGAGTTTGCCAGAAAGGGAAGGAAGCCTGAGAGCTACCGTAGAATCCTTGGCAAGCCAGGTAGATAGTATTTATATAGCGCTTAACAACTATAGCGGGGTTCCCGGATGGTTACAGGGTATACGTAACGTAGAATATGTAATCTCCGACAACCGCCTTGGTGATGCCCATAAGTTTATGTTTCTTGATAAGGCTGACGGTATTGCTCTTATTTGTGATGACGATCTTCAGTACTCGCCTAATTATACACAGCTTATGGTTGATGGGCTTAGGCGCCATGGCGGTGTGGTCTCCCTACATGGGAAGGTTATGAGAAGACCCTTCATGGGCTATAAGTCATGGTCTAGGAGCATCCACTGCCTTAACGCTAATGGGACCGATACCCGGGTTGATGTGGTGGGAACGGGAGTGTGCGCTTTTGATACGAATAAAGTTGGCTTCAGGTTCTCTGATTGTCAATATAAGAACATGGCAGATATCCTGCTTAGTACCTACTGTCTGCAGCGTGGTATTCCCATGACAGTTCTGGCGCACCCCAAAGATATCCTCACCTATACCCATCCACAGGGTTCTACTATCTGGCAGACCACCAGAGATTATAGTATTCATAATCTTTTATTAAAAAAAGTTATCAAATAATTTGGAAATCTCGATTTCTTGTTTTACATTTGACGTGTTAAGTTTAACTTTAAATAAATCACATGGCACGTAAACGACATTCAGAGGAAGAAGTGCTGAGAGCACTCAGATATAAGAGAGACGTGAGAGTCTCTGGGAAAACCGTAGCGGTTTTAAAGGATAAGGTCCTTACCAAGGAGGGCGAGACCGTCCTGAACCCTAATAAATCATGGGACTTGGGTAATGGCTCATGGGGAAAGATAGACTACCTGGTTAAAGAACACGGGTATTATATTTGGCATACTGATAAATTTGGTAAATAGTAAATATCATGGAACATAATTATGTACGTAACGAGACCTTTAATATGCTTACATGGCCTAAGCTTGAAAAAGGAGGAAGAATTTTAATCTCTGGAGAGACCAGGGAGCCACTTGAGATAGGTGATACCATAAACTTCTTGGTAAACGAGAGGTACGATATCCTTGAGGTCTGTAAGGTGATTGAAAGAAGAGATAGCCGTGATTATCCCGCTGGTAATAATTATTTCTACAGGGCGGAATGTATCCCCGTAGCTAATCCCAATCCGCCAGTCGTAAAGAAATAGTATGGTAAATTTTGGCATAGCCACAATCAACTATGGCCGGCCAAGAGTGTTCGAGCTCTTTTGTGCCTCAATAAAAAGACTAAGATATGACCTCAATACTTATATACCGGTAGCCTGCGTAAGTGAAGAATCTGACAAGCCAATGTGTAATAAATACTACATAGAGCATTTCACCGAACCTAATAAGCCAATTAGCCGTAAATGGAACAGGGCCTTTGGGTATTTCAGGAGTATTGGTGTGGATTATGTGATTATCCTTGGGTCGGATGATATTATTTCCACAGAGCTATTGCGGGCTATAGTGGAGCAAATGGAGAGAGGTGTCTCACTTATTGGGATTAATACTATCTATTTCTATAGTGCGGAAGGCATGTATAAGGGAAAGCTGGCCAGGCTGCAGAGTAAACAGATACTTGGCGTGGCTAAGGCCATCCATCATAGTGCACTTGATCCTATTAAGTGGCATGTCAGTCCGATAGACAAGAACTGGGGAATAGATGCCATTATGAGCAATGCCATTAAACCCCATGTGACTACAAAGGCAGTGGTAGATGGGGTATGTGTTGATGTTAAGACCAGCCTTAATATTAACCATTGGTCGGCATTAGGGAAGACACGTCCTATGGTAGACCCGGAGATATTCTACGGGATACTTGGAGAGGAAGAGAAGCAATTATTAGCTAAGATATGAAAGAGATTTATAAAGTTAAGTTCAATAAGTACCTCACTGCCGAGGGCGTCCCCAGCGGTACGATGTACACCCTTGACTGCCCTGGATGGGTTGATGGAGAGATGCTTACCCCGCAAAAGATCACCATTAAGGATGAGCGGGTCATTGTAGAATTCAAGGAATTGGGTATAAGACATGAATTTGCCTTTACCCCGGATGTTGAAATATTCAGAAGAGATAAACATGCCAAAGAGATACAGACAGGAGATAACCAGGAAGGAGCTTGATAGTTCTTTCATCCCAGCAAACCATATCCTTGTGGAGATGCCTCTTCGTTCTGATGAGGAGCAGCGCACCAGGGCTGGGATTATTACCGGTTTCAGGTCGGACGAGACCTTTGAACACGGGGAACATGCCGCCGATACCGCACAGGTATATGGCAAGGTAGTACGGGTGCCCGAGAGACTCTACTTTAATCCCGATGATGAGAATGGTATGCCATGGGAATGTGATATGGAAATAGGGGAAGATGATATTGTGTTCTTTAGCGCGCTCGAGAGTAAAAATGCCGTTGAGATTGAATGTGAAAGTAAAGTCTATAAGAGCATCCCCTACCAGGATTGTTACTGTGCCAAAAGAGAGATATGGGTTGATAAATGGACTCAGAAAAAGGAGACTATTGTTATCATGCTTAATGGCTTTATCCTTTGCGAGCCTGTCTATCTGGAGAACGTCAGTGCCCTCGATGTCATTTCACAGGATAAGATCGACAAGAGCCGGGGGATAGTGCGTTTTATCGGTGAGCCCGTCAAGAGATATATCCGTGAGCAATATACTGACATTGCCGATATCCAGGTCGGTGATCTGGTTCAGTTTGATCCCCAATCACCTCTTTACTACCTTGAGAGAAATAAGTTTACCAGTGTTTTTAATGACGATAAATTATACTTTGTGGTTCAGAGAAGAAGAATTTCACTAATACTTAAAAGAAATGGCAAAAAAGAAGCAATATAAATTATCAGACGTGATCTCTGGCGGGGTTATGGACGTAGCTCCTGATACTACTATCGAGAAACTCAACCCGATGTTTTTTGACCTGCAGTCACTACTGCACCAGCCAGAGCCACTCTACCGGATGGATAGTCCATCAAACAGGTATTACTACCGCTTTGAGAAGGGAGAGCCGGTGTTTTATACCTCGGTCACGACACTGATCAAGAATACCCTCCCTACTAGCCCCCACCTGATCAAATGGATGATAAGCAAGGGCGGTGATGCTGGCAAGGATGAGGCACTATCGCGGGCAGCCTATGGCACCTTTCTCCACGAGCAATGTGCGGAGCTACTCATCCATGGCCGGTATGATCTCGATAAACTGTCAGAAAAACTTGCTATATTTCTGACGAAAGAAAAGGTCACTGCAGAGAAAGGATGGGAGGATGAGCTTAAGAAAGATGTGCTGGCCTTTGCTCAGTTTATTATAGACCGGAATGTCAAGCCGCTGGCTATAGAGATATGCCTCTACCATCCTACTGATGGCTATGCCGGGGCATTGGACTTGGTCTGTGAGATGGACTTCAATAAGAAGAGGATACGGGCTGTGGTTGACCTGAAATCGGGACGCAAAGGCTTTTATGAAAGTCACGAGGTACAGCTTGGGGCTTACCTTGAGATGTGGAAGGTTCATTTTCCTGATACCCCGGTAGAGCGCACGTTTAACTGGAGCCCGAAGGCGTGGCGCAAGGTACCCACCTATAACCTGCAGGATCAGACTGATAGTAAAAATATCAAGAAGCTCCCGTACCTGGTTGAACTAGCTAAGATCGAGGCCGACAAGAGAGAAGATATTATTACTATTGTTTCAGGACAGATCAATCTTCTTGAAGGCATATCTAAAAATATCGCTGAAAAATCGTTTACTGAAATCGTAAAACAATATAAATGAAGCCATGAGTACTGTATTAGTTATAGTCTGTCTTATTTACCTTATCTGGCTGGGGATACTAACCAAAGTAATTCGCTATGAAATCTATGACGGGGGATTCTGGTTCAGGATATTTGGCTATGGACTAACAATCCTTGATTCCCATAAATATTATCCATTATTTTCAGAGAGGATGGGCTATAGGCGGTACCTGTATATAGGGAAGTGGAAGATAAGACATTTAACACCATATGAATTATGAAAGTTGTTTTTAGTGAAGCTATAGGCGGCAGTATTGATGTTGATAAAACCCAATGGTGCTGTGAGGAATTTAAGCATGCATCTGAGCTTTATAAAGAAGTGACGGATGAGAATGGTGCCGTTATCGGTAACCAACCCCTATATCAATTCAACTATGAAAAGATGCGGTTTGAGGAGATTACCGATGGGATAATGTACGGTAATGGAGGCTTTGGTGATAGATTTTGGGGTGAGCGCCTAAAGGTATGCCCATTCTGTGGAACCAAGATCAAAATTATAAGAATATTCATATGAAGCCAAAAACTATTAAGGTAAGAGTCTGCGATAAGGAGGTCGAGATTAAGAATATCCGATCTCTAGCAATAAAAGCTTATTGTACTGACTGCTCTGGGGGGCTGAAAACAGAAGTAAAAGAGTGTCCCTGTAAGGACTGCCCTCTTTATGGCTTTCGCGGGTATATCCAGTGGCAGGAGAGAGCATCCGTATTGGAAAATGCCCCGGAAGAGGCTCTGGGAAGCGTTCTACAAGATTAATTATCTCCAGATGATATAAACCACCACCCAGACCCCTTATATGTCAAAACTACTCCAAAACGATACTTTTAGCTGGTATTTGAGTCTGGATGATGCCCGGGAGGACGGGTATGCTCCGGTCAAATGCCCGTCACCTTTGTGCTTTTTTAGGCTCCAGGGCAAGAAAACGGCTATGTTAGCTGAGAATCTTGAGGTAATCCCGGCAATGACATACCTTTATCTGGCTGAGGATAAATATTACCTTAAGGAGTACAGGGGATGGGACTTGGATACTATGTATTTTTATAAGCGTACTCTTACCTTTAGTGGGGAGGACGAGGCGGTGGAGATACTGCGCCAACGTATAAAGCTAGGAGAGGTATGGCTGCTCTTTACCAAGGAAATGGCTGCTGACTTCTCAGCTATGCTCAACCGTGTCTATAACGCCTATTGGAAGAGTGATAGTAAACTTCAGTACAGAATATGGCTGGAGTTACTGGATGAGAGCCTGCGCCTGCAAGAGTTCCAACGGAATAATTCCAAGACCATGACTGGTTTTAAAACTGTATGTAAGCTCCGGGAAGATAAGATATCTGAGCTATGGAAGATCGCTAAAGAAAGGCAAAAATAAATTTATAATTATGGAAACAAGGACAAGACACACTAGAATAAAGAAAGTTGAATTTATAGCTGAAGCCGGAGCTGATGTATTCGATTGCATAAATAGCTGCATCGCATTCTCTGCCGAAAATGGAATACCTTGCTCTTTGTCTCATAACGGGGTGGAAGTGGAGATTTCAACCAGTGAATTAGCTAATAAAATATATAAAAAATAATGTTTATCTTTGCATTGGAAATTGAAAACCGATGCAAGAGATTCTTGATAATAGTAACATTAAAATAAATGCCCCACGGAGGGTTGTGTTGCGCTCGACTTGCATTGGGTTCTATTTCCATCAACCAACTCGAAGTGGGGTTTCTTATTACTTGTTCTCTTCCCCAATAAAAGAGTAATGTAGTGGACAGGAATCTGAGGTGCGAATCATGCGTGTTCGTCACGCCTTGCAAAAGAAGACAAAGCACCAAGGGTGTGAGTATAAAAGCAGTAGTCAGGAACTGAAGGGAAGCGAGTCTGCTCTGTGGAAAGTTACAGTTAAGGGGCATTTCACTCTGATCCATACCGGGGTTGGCTAGCCCTGCAAGGGGTTTGGGAGAGCTTTATCCTCATACTGAAAAATATTTTAAAAATAATCGTTGAAATATTTGGTAAATCCAAATATACAATTTATATTTACAGAAAAAACAATGAAGACGGAATTTAAAGTATTAAGAATTACAGCATCATTCCTAGTGGTGCTCGTATCCTGGGGAGTAATATGCCCCATGTTAGTCAGCAATGCCGACTCTGATGCCGGAGTTCTCCTTGGGATAGCCTTGGTGCCACTTACCCTGCTCGTCCCGTACTGGTTACTCAAACCTATTTTTAAAAATAATGTTTTACTAAAGTCAAAAGAAAATGAAAAAAAGTAGTTTGTTCTTCGTGGTCATTTTGGCCACTGTGTTTATGTCATGTGCTCGTGTCGACCCCGGATATATTGGGGTAAAAGTTAAAACCCTTGGACAAAACAAGGGAGTAGAGCCGGAGGTACTGCCTGTTGGTAGGTTTTGGTTGGGGGTTCAGTATGATCTCTACACCTATCCGACATTTGTCACCATTTTCCCGTTTACGGCTAGCTCCGATGAGGGGTCTGAAATCGATGAAGCGATGCGGTTCCAGAGTAAAGAAGGTATTTCCTGTAATGTGGATGTTGCATTATCTGCCAGGGTAGATGCCCCATTAGCGGCTATTGCATTCCAATTCTACCGAAAGGAGATGCTAGATATAATTAAGATGTATGGTAAGCAGGATATGAATAATTACTTTGTGGAGTTTGCATCTCGCCTTAATGTGGAAGAGATTTACTCGACCCAGAAAATGGCTATGTTGAGTTTCGTTAAGGATAAGATGAGGGAAAAGTTTGCTCCTAGCGGGATTATAATTGAAGATATCGCCTATAAATCGGATATAAGATTTCCGCAGAATGTTATAGATGCCATTAATGAAAAAATAGCAGCAACGCAGATAGCGCTCCAAAAGGAACAGGAAATATTCCAGTCCAGGGCTGATGCACAGAAAAAGATAGCAACAGCAGAAGGGGAGGCTATCTCCATCTTAAAAGTAGCTGAAGCGCAGGCTAAGGCGAATACGCTTCTAAGCAATTCAATAACCCCCACGCTAGTTAATTATGAATTAGCCAAGAAATGGAACGGTACTTCTCCGACGTATATGGGAAATGGTTCTGTATTACCTCCGTTATTCAAATAAATAACTATCTTTGGATTAACAATGCCCTCCACGCCTCTGATTCAAGCGCATTATGGAGGGCTTCTTTTTTATAACTATCTTTGCATAAAATAACTCTAATGGCTTTAACGGTAACGCTAAAGAACAATACAAGATCGGTATCAAAGATAGGCACTCTGGCTAAGATAGATACATCAAGGACTGATTCATTCCTGTTATTATCGGCCAATGAGACCTCTTTTCTCGGGGTGGTGAGCCAACAGCGAGCCTACCGTGAGCCAACTGAGATCATAACAGAGGGGGAATGTCTCGTCTATGTCAATGATAATGTGATCAAGGGGAGCGTTATCCGTGCTGCCAAGTCTACCGACAGGGCATCGCAGGGGACATGCAAGATAGCCAGGGAGTCTGACGTGCCTTATCTCAGGGTGGGGACTGCGTTGGAGAATGGCAGGGGTATGGTAAGGGTATCTCTTAACCCAGCTTATATAAACACTACCTCTACCGGGGATTTTCAGCCACTGGATACTGACCTCACAAGGCTCGCCGACCACAGGAGGATAGGAGGGGATAGTAACTATAGCGAGTTTGAGGCTGACGGCACCCTAACCTTCGCTGGTGATGCCACCGTATGGGATGATATAAGGATAGTCCCTAATATCTTTGATATTCCCGGAGGTACCGATCCTGATGTTATCAGCTATCAGCCTGCAGGCAGTGGCGCTACGTTTAAGGTCTATGCTTTTGCCAAGGGGGATGAGGGTTTTTTTACCATCCAGATGCCACACTCATATAAAGAGGGTTCCACGATGTATGCTCATGTTCACTGGACGCCGGGACCCAGGGGTGTGGCTGAATCAGGTCATGTGGTACAATGGCGGTTGGACTACTCATTTGCGGCCATAGGTAGTAATTTCCCTGCCGCATCCACCGTACCTCTTGCCGATACTTGTGATGGCACTAATCACAAGCACCAGATGACCGCTGAGGCGGCTATATCTGGTGTAGGCTTAGGTATTTCATCCCAGATGTGGGGCAAAATATATAGGTGGAATGACGCCAGTGATACGTGGGTTGGAACCGGTAATAATCTTCCTATTTTTATCGAGTTCGACATACATTTCGAGCAGGATACATGTGGTTCACGAACTAAATCTAGTAAATAATGGCAAAGTTAAAGCAGATAATACAAGCTATTATAGAAGATCATGTGGCTACTCTGCCGGGAGGCAATGGGCTCTCTGCATATGAACTTGCCGTACAGGAGGGATATAGCGGGACGTTAGAGCAATGGCTTATTTCGCTACATGGAGCAGACGGAGAAGATGGGTCGGACGCCAGCGTCACTAAGTCTAATGTAGAGGCCGTTCTTACCGGGGAAATATCAACACACTCCCATGCAAGCAGCGGTGGATTAACACAAGCACAAATATTAACACGACAATTATGATAGTACTTTCAGAATCAACAGACAAAATACAAGTAGTTCTTGGTGGATCAGTCACCGCCAATCAACTGCAGTGCATGTCCTCATGGAGAGACGTGACAACCACCACCTATGTACCAGGGAGGACGCTGGTTAATACCAATAACACTACCGACGTGGATATAGTTGGCAGCCCCGGGGCTTCCACACAGAGGGTGGTGGATTTTCTCTCGGTCTATAATGCCGATACTGCTAACGCAACAATAACCATTAAGCTTGATGCTAATGGCACCGAGTATATCCTATGGAAAGGCACTATTGCTACAGGAGAGTCAGTCCAGTATACTGATGACTCTGGTTTTGTGTCTAATGATGTCTATGGCCGGCTAAAGACATCATCCACTACTAATATAGCTCCCCCTGTAATTAATACCCTTAATATGGTAGTCCTCTCGGGAGATGTTGTTAATAATAATGGTACTGCTAATACAATAGCTGATGTTACAGGACTTAGTTTTGCTGTTACAGCAGATCAAACTTATTGGTTTGAGTTTGTCATTCCTTATACATCAGCAGCAACAACAACGGGCTCGAGATGGGCTATTAACGGCCCGGCAGCACCAACACTTCTTAATATGAGGAGTGAATACACGCTTACAGCAACTACTACTACAGTGAACTCGGTAACGGCGTATGATACACCATCGGGGGCCAATGCGACATCGCTCACTGCTGGTAATGTGGCAACAATGTGGGGGATTATTAAGCCGTCCCAAGATGGTACAGTTACAGCAAGGTTTGCCTCGGAAGTCCTGTCTTCCGCTATCACGGCCAAGGCTGGGGCAACACTACGCTGGATAAGAATAATTTAATACTTAAGACAATGGCAAAAAAGAGATGCGGTAAGGGCGGTAAGAAAAGGTAATATGTTTTTACGGACTACTGTCATAAGATGGAAGAACTCAAAGGGTCATAATGTTATTAATCGCGATACTGAGTTTTTCCTTAATGTTAATAATATGACCGACATCACTCAGAGATCATCGTGCATAAGAACCTGGTTTATAGACTCAGAGAAAGATGGTGAGATAAGAGCTGGTATTATGGAATTTAACTCATCACTGGATCAGATCAAGACTGCTTCAATGCTCAAGCCTCCTAGAGAGATAAACCTTAAAGAATTCACACTAACAACCAGAGATATCATATATGTCAGAACAGGAGCAGGAGGCATCTGGGTGTGCCATAATAAGGAAGGAGACTATATTATCTCCTTCGCTAATCTGACTATGGATGGTTTTGCCGATCTGATCTAAATATAGTCAGATAATGGTTTATTTAATATGGGTTGGGGAAGTTCTCTTTTATGCGGGGGTTGATTATCCCCGCATGTTTTTTTATATACCTCTGTGTAGCCTCCATACGTGAATGCCCTAACTGGTCCATCATATCCCTTAGTGATACCTGGTTAGAGTTATGGAGAAGTGTGGCGCCGCTGTGCTTCATCGAATATAGTTTATATTGTCGTGCCATTTTTAGTTTATTGCGGTACTTATTGAAGCGGTACCTGAGCATATTGACACTGCAAGGGGCGGTATCTGGTCTCTTGCTCCGCCCAAAGACATACATCCCCTTCTCAGCCTTATCAATACCGTATTCCTTAAATAGTTCAATAAGCTGATTTGGGACAGTAACTATCCTTTTATGTCCGTTCTTAGCATGGTCTGATCCTACCTGGATAGTACCGTTATTAAGGTCTATATCCGATACCTTTAGCAGGCGTAGCTCAGTCCCGGGGCGAATAAAACAGTAGAACTCAGTCATACAGGCAAGGTATAGCTGCTTATCTTTTTTTTTAATTGTCTCCATCAATACCCTCATATGATCCTGTGGTATGACCCCTGCAGACTTATCTTCCTTCTTCTGTGGGAATACAACAAGGGAGAATGGTATCGATTCTATCTCCCCTCTTTGGTGGGCATAACTGAAAACTTTCCTGATATTAAGGTAGTACTTTTGACAGGTAGTCCTATCCAGGCCCTTCTCTGTGGCCAGGTAAACAAAGAAATCGGCTATATTCTGATTCGTGATTTGCGAAATGCAAATCTGGTCAAGCCCGGCAGAGGACAACCACTCACTGAAGACCTTATTCTTTCCTACGTATGACGCATAGGATTTATCCCCTACCTGCATCTTGATATAGGGAAGGAATAACGACAGTACAGAGTCAAATGTTTTCATATTGTTGTTAATAATAACACAAATATGAAACAAATAATTCAGAAAAACAAGTATTCCTTTAATTATTTTCCCTGCCCGACGTATTTTTTCTGAGAAAGATGCTTATTCGGGCTCTTGGAGTGCCTATACGGCCTGCGCTTACGCGGCTTGCGGACAAAGACGTGAGCTGATGGGTTACGTGCCATTAGAATACTATTAAATTATAGCTTATCCCCACCCCCACATAAGGTTTGAGACTTAATGGGTTACTGGCCGGGATGCCATAGCCTATCTGCACCCCCAGTCCATATCTCTTGGGCTTCGGTGTGTCAGTCTTGAATGATCTGACTCCTATTGTTTTAAGATACGGGTTATCGGAGGTTATGACTATGGTCGGTTTCTTTTCTTTATCTATCCCGGTGATAACATCAACCTCGGCAGTCATCTTCAGCGATATATCCAGCCGTCCATTGATATCAAAATTACCACCAAGATCAAGATATTTGTCTTTCTTTGAGAACTGGAACGGCAGGAGGATTGCTTTTTGTTTCTTTATGCTCTCCCCGGCCTCCTTAAGCCCCTGTATTTGGGAGTCAAGAATGGAGATTACCTCACCGTTATGCATCACATCCTTAAGGAGTGTATCTATCTGCAGGTTTAACCTAGATATCTCGTTAGCCTGCTTGACGTTTAACGCCCGGAGATCACGGTTTGTGATTTCCAATTCTCGCCTCGCCTGTCTCTCGGTGACTAATTCCTGTCTTGTCTGTGCTATTTCCAGGGAGTCGCCATGAATAACGGCTGTATAATGCGATATTTGGCTCGTAAGTGCATCTATGAGTGGCTTACGGGAATTAATACCTTTTTGCCGACCAACGTACCCACCAAAGAGGAAGGCTGCCAAAACCACTCCCATGATAGCAAGTACTATGTATTTTGACTTAATCTGGATACTCACAGCTCTTCCTCCGCGGTTAGTTTTGTCATCCCCTTAAACAGGGCTATGAGAAGGTTTGACCCGGCAATAGCCCAGATAGTGAACTCGGGACTCACGGGCTGGACTGCCACAAAGAAGGCATTGATAGCCGGAAGCCCGGTATAGAGCAAATAATCTGCTACTTTCTTCCATTTCTTATTGGAAGGCTTGTTGATATTACTTAAACTCAGCATGATATTACTGTTTTATTGTTATGAAACACTTATTTTTCTTGTCTTTCAGAAACTCCCCAAGCTTAATCTTGAGGTCCGATGACCAGAAGGCACTATTAACCAGTCCTCCTTTTATCTTATTCTCCCCCACCAGAATACAGCCAAGGGTGTCTTTCTGAGACGTGCCGCTATGTATAAGTATGCCCGTGAAGCCCGGCACATCATGCAGCATGGGGTAGTAGCCCTTATGTTTCTGCCACCATACCATCCTCACCTCGTAACGTCCTGCAGGTATAGCTGTCTCTCCGTATATCTTACCCTCGCCCGGATCATCAAAGTCGCCATCATGATTATAGTCACTCAGGTCACGCACTACATCCTCCAGGGTATTACAGATATGGCGACCCGGGTATAGAACCCCATCCACATCGGTAAGGTTACCTATCGTGTAAGTCTCTTTCAGGTATTTCCTGTATAATTCAAGATTCAGTTCCATTATCTGAAATATTTTAAATGTCTATAGCGCGGTCTCGCCGGAGGCTCTTCTTTTGGTTTCACTTTCTGCTTTTCTTTTTTCAATTGTTACCTGCACAAAGGTACCTAAAAAACTGCCAATCGAAATTGGCAATGCATACATGATGTTATTTGTCAGGGCTTCTGAAAATCCCCATAGTGAAAGCAAGAAAAGACTCGTATTAAGGGCTGCAGCAGAGAATCTCTTAAAATCCCTGTATGCATATAACGATTTGCTGTATAGATATTCGAAGAAAACCCCATAAATTAAGAAAAGAGCAATGCTTGTCCATAGGTCTAACTGTAGTATTAGAGCCCACCAGTGCTCAACCTCTTTTATTATTTGGTTCCATATCTGCATTACGTTTTCTTTTTGTTAATGCTATCTTTAGCGGGCGTGGACAACCATCGGGAGGGCATGGGATACAGACCCCGCTATCGTCCAGCTTTACATCCGGGTGCGGGCAGTCGCTGATATTGGTACAATCCTCACATTCCTTAAATGGGTATTCTACTTTATGCATTTTATTGAATTATGGAAGTACTGTCTTGTATATAGCTCCACGGCCATACTCCCTCTATATTTCCCCTGCTGTCTTTTATTGGCACTCCTGCACTCCTTACTTCTTCTTTAAATTCCGTTAGGCTTCTATTCTGATTTCTGAATCCCAGAAAAACAGAAACTCCGAGACCTGTAATAGCAACTCCGAGACCTGCAATAGCAACTATAACAAGAATAAGGTCTTTGCGCATCTGAAATTTCTTGATTTTTTTATCTTCCTGCACTACCTGCTTCCTCTCCAGTTCATCCTTTACCCTTTTTTGTACTTCAATTTCAATATTTATTTCTCCTTGTGAGGAAGCCCACTCTTCCATCTTGGATAATTTTTGAACTACCAATGCCAGGTCAGTCTTCATCCCCTTGCCTGATCCATTACCATCAATAACATTGAAAATCTTTCTATTGCTCTCTTTTAATTCAGCAATATCATTCTTCAGATGTGCTATATTATCCACCTGTGAACATGGTATGGTATGATCCCTTTCTTCCGCCATATTAATTGCATTTATCCAGCTCAGTAGCAATAAGTGTCGATGTGCTCTCAGCGTACCGGCTCAGTGCCTTGTCTATTAAGTTGAATATCTCGATTTCGTTCATAATCTATACCTCTATTTTGCTCGGCTTAATGAG